GCCAGGATGAGCTGCTTTTCGATGGCGGCGTGATCGAGTGGCTTGCCGGCGTGGACGATCTCCACCCAGGAGATTCGTGCCAGACGGTTGGCCAGGGCAACGTAGCTTCCAACTTCTTCGGTGGTCATGCTGCGCCTCCTAACGTGCTCCCAAGCAGCGAGTGCTCCGCCAGCCGGTCAAGTGCGTGGCCACGGCAGAGGCCACCGAGAACCGGGGGATGCGGGCAGGCGCGATCACCGAGGCAGCGGGCGACCTGGCCGTCGTCATTTTCGAGCAAGACCGGAAATCTCCGCACCACTTCCAACTTCTGATCGGCGCGCAATGCCGGGTTGCGCGAGCTGCCGACACACTTGCCCTTGTGGATGGGACGCTGGCAGCGACGGCACACCCGCCTCTCAATCACCACCGTCGGCCTCCGGCATGCCCAGCCTGTACTCCGTCCCGTTGGCGGTGTCGACCAACTGGCCCTCGGGGCGCGGCATCACCGTGAAGCTGCGGGTTGCCGACTGCAGGCAAATCAGGTTGGGCTTCTCCCATACCACTTCCACCTGAAACTGCGGCCCTTGCGGCTTGACTGGCTTCAGCCACATCACTCGCCCCCCGCTTTCTTCCTGGCCACGGTGTGGCTGCGCTGGCCGTTGGTGACAATCTTCATCCTGCTGGCCAGGTCGCCGCCCATGCGTTTGATGATCTCGCCGAGCGAGAACAGTTCGTGAGGCTGCATGGTGACGGTGCGGACTTCGCTGCCGTCTTTGCTCATGTGCCGCCAGTGAGTCTCGCGCAGGTAGTACGTTCCATCCATGCCTTCGATCAGATCGAGGTTGCGCATGGGAGTCTGCACGATCGGGGAGAGCCGGATGACGCTGATTTCCGGGTACTCGCGGGTTTTCATCAGCGCACCCGCAACCCCTGGCGCATGACAGCCTGCTCGGCCGGGGTCAGATTCCACGCTGCCACAATCACAAACAGGGCACCCTCAAGCCTTCGCAGTAGAATCGGGTCTGGGGAAGGCACCGGCGCCCACGCTTCGACTTCCCAGAGAATGTGATAGCCGTCGAGGGCGCCTTTCGGTAAGCATGCCGGCGGAATCAGCGGGACCGGAGCAGTGCCGGCTTGCCATCCGTGCGAAGGCCATGGCACGGGGAACTCGATGACGGTCTTGGGGTGCTGGCCAGGAGTCCGGCGAATGAATCGCAGCTCGGAGTCATGGTTGCGGCGGAATTCAATGCGGCGGTCATCAGCACGTGCGATCGCCAGCTTGGGCTCGCCCTTCTCGTTGGTGCCGGCGTCGGTGATGGCTTTCACCACGTCAAGCACTTTGTGGTCATGCGCGAGTTGCCAGTAGATGGCAGCCAGCGCGGCCAGGTGTTCGGCTTTGTGGGTTTTGAGCGCAGTGCGGTACTCGCGATACTTGGCCCGCGCATTCGGTTCTAATTCGAGAGTTGCGGCTTGTACATTCATTACGCCTCCTGATCCCAGTCTACGGTGCAGTGGTCGAGGATGCCTTGCACGCTGGGCTTGGCGCCCTGCCACCACAGACCGTGCAGGACGTGGTCTGACAGATTGGTCACGCGCTCCCGCATGGCGCGGTTCGACTGCATGCGGACGTCCGCGAATAAAACCTCTTTCCACATGGGAAAGCTTACGGCCATCTCGAGTAGGTTGGATTGGGTGCTCACGCGGTTGCCTCGTTTCGCCATACGCCCTCCGCCGGAACTGCTGGCTTCTTCCGCGCCGCCCGTTCGCGCTCGGCCCGGGCCAGCCGCTCTTTCAGTTCGACTCTGCGGTTCGGATCGGGGAAAGCAGGAAAGCTGTGTATCCGCTGGAGCGCTTCCCCCATCACCGCCCGGTACTGTTCAAGGCCGCTCGGTTCGCCAGCTTCCGTTAATTGTCGCCGGGTTTCGCGGCATTCCGCAATTCTGGCAGTGTCTTCGGCCCGCTTGGCGGCTTCCGCTTCGGCTTCCCGCAGCTCCTCGAGGATGGTAATGATTTCCGAAGGCACTGGCATGTGCTTCGAGATTTTCGCCCAGCGATAGAAGGCTTGGTCGATCAGGCGCGGGCGGTAGTCTTGCAGCAGCAACATCCAGACATCCGACTGCCGCTGGGTGAGCGGTTCGGTGCCCAGTTGGATCTCGGCCAGCAGGTCGAGCGCTCTAGCCGTGGCGGCGGCGGAGGCTTTCGAGGAGTACGGCTCGAGTTTGCTCGACCCGTTGGGCTCGTTTGCCAGTCGCCGGAGAGCCGGTTTTTGGGTAGGGTTGGTGTTCATTTTCGCCTCGTGGTGAAAATTCAAAGTCAAATACAGATTGAGAGGGAGAGAAATCCCCGCTCACCTGTGGATCACTGTGTAAATTACGCCCCTTATGGTTCCGCAGCTTCTTGCGCTGCTGGTCCAGAATGCGTGTGAGCCGAGGCAACCACAACATCTCCCGTCCTGCTATCTCTCGGAGCTCGAAGGCAGCCATAACCAGGGCACAGTTGGCGTCCCAGTGGGCGCGGCGATGCGCTCCTGCGAAGGTCCAGAGAGTACTGCGTGATGCCGGAAGATAGCCGGGATTGTCCGGGTTTGAAAGCGTGGCCCAGAACAGATTCCACCACCATCCCACCTGAAAGTCTTTGAGACCGCGAGGCGGTCCAATCGAGCCATCCATGGGAATAGGAAACCATTTCAGAGCCGGGTCGTCTGACATGCGCAAGGATCAATAGCAGTACCCGGAAACCAACGCAAGCGAAAAAATCAGCCAAACCGTGCAAATACTGTGCAGGACTCAGGATAAGTTAGGAAAACCCGGTTCTATTCCAACCTTCCACAGCATCCACAGCTTTTGCACCGGGATCAGGAAGTTTGCCGTTGACAAGCGGCGCGGCGCGGGCATATTGCTATCAGGGTCATGGTTGGCGTCTGTAAATTCTGCGGCTGCACTGAAGCCACACCCTGCTTCATCCCTGCCAGCTTCGTCTCCGATCCAGACTTCCGGCCCAATGGCAACGTGGTGCCGTGCGCGTGGCTGCTTGATGATGTCTGCTCGAACCCCGCCTGTGTCGATAAAGCCTTTGCGGAAGCCCGCCCGTTGGCGGAAACCATCCAGAAAGCGCTCGATCTCGGATTGATTGAGGTGGCGGCATGAGCGGCTGGCGCGTAGTGACTTCGGTCAACGATTGCGACACCGAAGGCTGCCCCAGCGATGTCAGCATCAGCCGTCGCGCCCTCAAAGGCGAGAAGGATGGAGATCCTGTTCCCGAAAAGGAAATGCTTGCAGCATTGCGGAAACTCGGGTGGAAGGCGAAGAGCTACGCCCACGGCACATTCTGTCCCGACTGCGTAAAGGCGGAGGCCGCATGATGCGCCCACTCACAGCCTGGCTGGCAGCTGTGGCGCTGATGTCGTGTTGCGCATGGCTATGGCGGCGTGGCTGGCGTGTCTACTTGGTCAACGAAGAGCAGCTCCACCAGCGCACAAGCTCTGCCGGAGGACCGGCAAAGACGGAAGACGAACCCGCCTGTCTGCGCGGACTCTGATCCCGTAAATTCAGTGAGGAAAGGAGGTCGCGAAGAATCGCCAGAGCGACTGGCGCTCGCGAGGGTTCCAACCTCTCCCAGAAGCAGCACACGGAATCCTGCGGGCGCCAGCCAAATACTTCCCGCAAGCCAATCGGAAAGGAGTAGTGTTTCCCCCATGTCAAAATTGGAACCCAGACCAGGCTCACTGCTCGATGCCACTGCCCGCCAGATGCTCACCGCCGGCATGAACCTCGAAGAAGCCCGCAACGAACTGTGGCGGCAGATCATCGCCGTCGCCCTGAAGCAGCACCACGCCAACCTATGCCGCACCGCCCGCGCGCTGCGCATCCACCGCAACACCCTCAACCGTCTCATTGTCAGCCTAAGACTGCGCGAGCGCGTCGCAGAGGCCAAGGCCGAAGTTCGCGCTGGCTGGAAAAAGAACACTCTCCCCAAGCGGCTGGATCAGTCACGTATCGACCATAAGGCAGCGTGAGCCATGACCAACCGCGAGGAAGAAGGCGCCCGCTGTCAAGTGCCGCGCCCTGGTTACATGAAAGAGATCGAGCCCGGGCCACTCGACCGCTTTTGCCAAGAAGGGGTACCCGAACGTCCGGATCCCGAAGTCATGGCGCATAACCGGAAGCTGATGGAACGCAACTGGCGCTCGGAGCCGAGAAAGAAGGCGGGATGAAGACTACGTGCGCCCTATTGATTGCGGCATTAGCATTTATCGCTGGATATGAAAATGGCTGGGTGGATAGCTCACGTAGGCATGTAAGCCTCCCCAGCGCCGTGGCAACTACCGCTTGGCCTCTCTGCGCAAAACCTGATAACAACAATACTTGTGTGTGGATAGCCACTGCTAGCTGCACAACGGGGACGGTGAAGCCATGAAGACTCTGTGCGGGTTCGCCGGGAGGGGAAGATGAAGGCTTTGACGCTATGGCAGCCATGGGCGAGTTTGGTCGCCCTTGGTCACAAACGAATTGAGACCCGCTGCTGGTCTACAAAACATCGTGGCGATCTAGCAATTCATGCGGCAGCGGTCTTACCGCCGAAATGGTTAGGGGTATCTCGGCATAACGTCTACTTCCGCAATGCCTTGGCGGATATTTTCAACTGTCGTCGTGATTCTGATGATCGTGTGGGTGCTCACGTCGATGATGCAATCCGCGCACTTCCCTACGGAAAAGTTCTGTGTATTGTGCGCCTGGATGACATCCGAGAAACCGGATTGGATCACGAGCCAGAGATCATTGGTGACTTAGAGCATCTCTTTGGCAACTATGAGCTAGGACGCTATGCTTGGTATCTGAATAGCCTCCGCGTTCTCGATGAGCCAATTCCGGCGAAGGGAAACCGTATGCTCTGGAACTGGAGTAACTGACATGAGACTGCTGTGCGCGTTGCTGGTGCTCGGATTGTTACAGGGAACGGTTAAAGATGGCGGCATCGTCTGGAAGGCCACGACCTCTGGCGTGAGCGGTTCAGTGAATCCCTTCGCAGAGGATGTCCCGGCGGTTCAGGTCACGGTGCCTACGTGGGGCTGCTTCTCCACGATGGAGGGCTGCGCGATACTTGATCGAAGTGGTAAGCCAGCTACCCCCGATGATTGGTATGGCAATCCGGGTAAATATCACATGACTCGGCAATCCTGCGCCGACAAGATCAGAATTCTCCTGCACGACGAACAAGACCCGCCGAACTATTGGTGCCATAAAGTCAACGCGGGAGCTGCGAAAACCGCCCCAAAGTGAGCAATTTTGCTCAGACAAGCGCTTTAGCCAAGGGGAGAGTATGATGCAGGCAGCTACCTCACCCCCGTAGCTCCCCACTCCTCGATGCGCAGGCTGGCCGGGGCGCCTGCGATGGGATTCACTCCTTTGGCCTCGGTCGAGCGCACGCCCGATCAACTGCTCTCCCAATACTGGGATGACCAGCGCCGTAGCTTCTTTGAATGGGTGCATGCTCTGGTGCAACGCTCAGTCGCTGAACACAACCTCGGACCGCAACCCCCGCTGGAGGTCAACCCACCTGGTCTACCGAAAGTCATCCCGCTGCCTGTGCCTCTGGCCTTGCCCATAGCGATCGCGCCCTCGAACGACCTGGTTGCCGACCTGAAGCGCCAAAGCCAAGCGCTGCTGCTGCTGATGGTGGTGGTCGCCGCGGAAGGGCTGGGAATCGCTTTTCTGGTGATGCGGGCGCTGCGCTAGGAAGCCAGTTCGCGGTCGACATCGAAGCCCTGCGATGTGGCGCAGGCCAACGCCGCTTCGCGAGTATCGAAGTTCGAGGTTTGAACGTCGGCGGCGGGCAGGCCGTTGCCGAGACAAGGCGCCCAGCGCGACCCACTCCAGGCGGCGAAATCGAATATCGCGTGAAAGATGTACCAGCGTCCGAAAGCGCCTTGGCGGATGCGGCAGTGCTTCCTCATGCGAAAGCTCCGGAGCGCTCGATCTCGTCGGCCACAGAGCGAAGAACGCGAGGTAGATTGGCGGTAATCTCGGGCGTGGCCTGGCAGGCGAACCCGCTGCCCTTCGTTCCGCCGATGACGATGACTAGAACTGCCGCGGCGTGGTACTGAACCATTGCCTGGGTGCATTCGGCATCGTATTTACCTGGGCCTAGAGCCACGATTTCCTCCTCATTGCGGCATCTCCAGCTTGAAGCTGAAAGGGTTGACGGGCAGGCGATGGTCGAAGCCCCACAGCCAGAGCTTCGCGTGCTGTGGCAGCGGAATGAAGACGCCAGCTTGGCCGAGGGGATGGATGCGGTCCTCGTGGACGATGAAGCGCTGGCCCACGATGCGAAAGAGTGCCCGCGAGATAGGATCGTTCCAGCCATCGCAGGGCATGCCTTTGTCGATGTCTTTCTCGGTGACTTCAATCGTTAGCGTGGGCATGATTTACCAGTTTCCTCCCGCAGTTTCGGCTTCACCAAACGTGCAGGGCCCGCACATCCCGGTAGCCGGCACGATAGGACTTGCGCCGCACACTTCGCACTGGCCTCCCCAGTCCGGCTCGGTGTCTGGATCGGCCGGTTTTGCGATAACCGGCTTTGGGGTTCCAAGCGTCTCCCGCACGATTTCGAGCGCATGTTGATCCGATATTCCCGGATGGTGGCTAAAACGCGGGCGTGATGATTTTCTCTTGTTTGCCATTTGCAGCCTCCTGAAATTCTTGACAGTTGTTTTCGCAGCCACCATCCACAGCACAAACGTGGGGGAATCGAGCACCGTGCTGGCCGCTGATGTGGGTGCATCGGCACCATACCTGAAAGGGAAGAGTTGTCGAGTGCTCGGCAATAAACCGCCTTCGGACTTCTCCGGCGCCGCGCTGCACCTTGGCCAGCAGTTCGAGATCCGCAGCGCGGTGGGGAAAGATCACACAGAGCTGAATGGCGCGGGAGAGATGTACCAGTGCCAGCTCGAGTTCGGCAGTGGGTGTCGTCATGGCTGATGTAGTCCTTTCTGGCACAGACGTTCTTCGCGTTTCTCCTCAAGCTGCTCCAACAGGTCGGCAATAGCTTCCTGCTCGGTTGCGCCCGTGCCAATGGGAGAGCCTGGGCCGTCGTAGGTGTCGTCGTCGACCGCACTCCAGTCTAACCAGCGGATGGGGATGGGCGGGTAGTCGTAGCTGGTGCGGATTTTCATGGTTGTCCCTTTCCTACCAAAACTTGCGGGCAAAGTGGATCGTGATGACGGCGAACGCGCCCAGCATTCCGAGCGACAACAAAAGACTGACTGCCCACATCCACCAGAGCAATTTGTCGGCGCGGGTCATGGCTGCTCCTTTCCGAACGGCGCGGTGAACTGGCTGAGGTCCGCAGGCAAGTCGCGGGCCGGGAACGAGCCGAACGCGCAGCCACACTGAGCACAAAATAGCAGGGCGATCGGGCTGTCGCCCTTCCACATCCCGAGCTGCTCGATGGTTGAATGGCACTCTGGGCAATGCGGGCGCAGCTTGTCGGTGACTGCGGAGCGTTCGTCGAACGTCATTTTCGCCATGCCCTTCAGTTGGGCCGCGTCGGCCAGCGGCGTCTCGCTATAGTGGATTTCGAGGAGCAACTTCGGCGGAATGCCGTCGGGAAACTCGTCTTCGATGCGGAGCATGATGCGGGCGCGTTTCTGGCAGAGCCGGAAGATGTTGCCAGGTTCGAGAATTAAGGCCAAGAAGCGCCTGCCGTCGCTGTGGGTGCCGGTGATCTTGTTCATGGTTACCCCTTTCTAGAATTACAAATCCAGTGAGCCGCGGAATTCAGCCAGTTACCTGCGGCGTCCGCGATCCTATCATCCCGGAAGGCTGCCCCCATCCCTCTACGTCGTTGGTGCTCGAAGGTGGCCGCGCTTTCGTGTAAGCGGTGCGTACACAGGCTGCAACGGTATCTCTGGCGTTCGACCATCAAGCCTACTCTGCGCGCGTATTCACGGCTGCCCGCAGAGTTCGACTGACAGACTTCGCGGCCATCAGGATACACGCGCACGGCTCCATTGAGGATCACAGCGTAGCGCAGGGATCGGGCAGGCTTTGGCTGGGGTTGCCAGCAGTAGGCGCTGCGCGGGATGGGCCTTCTGCGAATCATCCTAAGCTCCACAAGCCAGCCCTTCTCTGAGCGGGGCCAGCTTGCGCGGCTCAGGACCGCGCCCCCCTCGCCTAAAACGGCATGGCTTCAGGCTGCCCTTGGCCGTTTGCTTTGCTGGTACTCATGGCTTCGAGCAGTGTAAGGCTCTTGCCGGGATGGTCGACGTCCTCGATTGCCATCGCGCAGCAGGCCAGCAGCTCTTCATCGTTTTTGGGAGCATCGAGTAGCAGACGGTGTTCGAGTGTCATCAGAACCTGGACTTGACGCACGATTGAGTCAAGACTCTGCCGCTCGAATTCGGTCCTTGAGCGCGTGCCAGTGATGGCCTCGCCCATGACCGCCCGCTTGTGGATGTTCTCTTTGGTCTGGCCGCCAGCGATGAGATCCATCGTCGCCTGCCACTTTTCAAGGGCGATGTCTTTCTTGATTCCCCACTCAACCCGGCTCTGCTCCGAACCGTTTTCAAACAGTACGGCGGCGCTGGGGCGTTCGGAATGCACAGCAGCATGCACGCCGCCGATGTTGATGGCATCGAAGTAGGGGCGGAAGGGATCAGCCACTTTCTTATAGTAGTCGGGCTTGTATCCCGGAACATCCTTCCAGGTGAAGGCTTGGCCGTTCAAAGCCCAGACTCTACACTTCTTTACCGTGGCGACGTGAATCATCTGGCTCTTGAAGTTGCGACGCGCCTTGCCTCTGATCTTATCGAAGCGGACTAGATCGGGATCGTCAATCTGTGAAGTCTCGATTTCCAAATCAGGCTCATGCCCAAAATCCCCTTCGGCCTTCATCTTGGTGCCGCCCTTGGATAGCTCCTTCACCAGTTCCCCTTTGTCATCCTCGATCTCGACCTCATCCCACACAAAACCCATGCGGCCAGTGACCAGGAAGTGGATGTTGGAGTCTTGAAAGTCCTGGGCGAACGGTGCCCATTCTTCCTTGATACGTCCGATGCGTTGCAGCCGTGGCCCGCGTGCTTTCATGCCAGCGGTGAATAGATCAGACCAGTAGTGAGAGACTGAATCAACACCGGCGGCGCAGGCACCCGCCGTGATCGCCTCGCGGCTAAGGGCCAGCAAATCGACAAAGGACCGGCTGCGAGTGAGCAGCAGCGGCACTTTCTCGGCGGCGAAGATGTCGATGACGAAGTCCACGCCCTTCTCGGACGCCAGCCATGCGACGGGCGCAGAGTTGTGGTAGGTCTTCGACAAGTGGATGAGCAGCATGGCCATGAGGGTGGTTTTCCCTGTGCCCTTCGGCCCGTAGATACCGCCTTTTGCGAATCCGACTTCTTTGGTTGCTAGCTGTAAAGCCATTGTGGTTCTCCTTTGGGTAGTGGATTGGTGAAACGTCACTTATAGATGTCTGTGCATACGTGTTCCGTGCCAGCAGTGATGCGCCCGATGCGCTCGTTCAATTCAGCGAGTTGCGCGGCGATCTCAGTGAGGCAGCCCACAACCAAGCCGAGATTGTCCACTGCGCCAGCATTGTTGTCGCCCTCGCGACCACACATCGAATTACTCGGAGCCTCGATTCCTTTAACCCTGATCTCGGTGCTGGTCATCACAGTGCCCCCTTGATTTCGAAGTGCTTCCCGCAGAGATTGCGGTCGCTTTCGGGATCGTGAACGGTTGCGCTGTGAATGCAGGGCTGGCCGCCATCGCAGGCGCCGCGCGACGATTCTGGATATTCGTATTCGCAGAAGCCGGTGGGCCGGAGAAGTTCGGTCAGGAACGGGAGAAGATCAGGGGATGTTACAGTGGTCGGAGCCATGTTTTGCCTGCCTCCATTGCAGGTAAGTTTGGTTAGGGCTGGCGGGCGGTCTGGAAGCCGCCTCCCGGCCCGGTTAACGTTGTTTGCGGCGCAACTTACGTTGTTCGCGTTCCCGCCGCACGTAAAGCTCAGCCGCCCAATTGTGGAGCCCCTCCCATGAAAACTCATACCGCTGGCGTGTTCCAGCCAGCCGCACGCTGGCGACAAAGCCGTTTTGCACTTCGACGATGACGGGGCGCATCTTGCCGCGATAGCGGATCTCGGCGTCGGTGGTGAAAGCCAGCCGCGTCTTGCGTTCGGAGAGTCTGGTCATTGGAGCCTCGTTTGCTGCCTATCTGCTGCCGATTCGCATCCTATTACGCGCTTGCACGCATTGTCAAGTAAATTCGTGCTTGCGCGGATGGCGGAAGTGTGACAAGATGCGAACATGGCAGCAGTCAAACCACTGACGATCACGGAATTTGCGCGCATGGGCGGTAAGGCTCTGGCGAAGAAGATGACCACCAAACAGCGCAAGGACTCTGCCCGCCGTGCCGCCAACGCCCGCTGGGCCAAGCGGAAGAAGGCCACCGCATGAAGCGGCTGATTGTTCCTTTCGCGTTCCTTGTACTGCTCGGTTCGGCGAGCTCAACGCCCGAACCGAGCGATTGCGCCGTCCAATTTGTGGTAGGCCGCCACAGCAGCACCGACGTCGAGATCACTGTCCCATGTATAGCGAAAGGCAAAATCGCCGACATCGCGGCCAGCTTCCTTGCCAACGACGACACTAGAGCGGAAGGCGAAATGCGGGACCACTTGAATTCCGCCAAGACCTTGACCCTCACCATCACCAGCCGCCGCACCCCATGAACCAGTATTGACCGTTGGTAACTTGCCAGCTTTTCCGCTCTCCACTACAACTCATGCAGTGAATTTACCTTCCTCCTCCGCGTTTCCCCAGATCTGGCACGGCGTAGGCTTTCGGCCCTAAGTGTGTTGTGTGTTCGACGGCATCCCGCGCCGTAACGCGGTGACCCCACAGCCATGCGGATATCCCTGTTCGCTCACGACGCCGACCCCAGCTTTGACGCCCCGCTGTGCTACGAGTCCTGGTCGGGGATACTGATTTTGCTCGAGGAGGGCCGCATCGTGTTGCTGCGGGACAGCCGCGGCCGCGAGTACGCTGCCCAGTTCAAAACCATTCCCGCGCACACCCTGCAAGCCCAGTTGCGCGAGCTGGCCCTCCAGTACGGCGAGATTGAAGGCGTGGCCCGGTGGTACGACGGGCCGGTCGGTGTCGGCAACGTGCTCGGCTTTGCCCGGATCCAGAACCCGATGCGCGAACCGGAGCGGCACCACTACAACATCCCAGCCTTGGGCGATCATCGCCTGCGCTGGCTGTTGCGCTTCCTCACCCCAGAGAAAAAGCAGCAAAACAATGCACTTGCATCATAATAGGGGCAGAATGGAACCCCGCATCACAGCCGTGCCGCAAGGTGGCGCCGGCGACCCGGCACGCCGGGCGTGGGCACGCAAGGTGCTCGCGAATCTGGGCTTAGGCATGGCGCGGGATGAGTCTGGCTTCTTCCGCCCGGCGAAAGTCGCTGCACAACGCCAGCGTCCCGAACCTGAAGACGACGAAGATCCGCTGCTTCCGGTAGCGCGCCGCCGGCGCTGTGCGAAAGTTCGCACAACCGGACTGCAACTCAGTCTCTTCCCGTGAAGTTTCCTGAAGGCTGCCAAGCCGAGATTGTGGCGGTGGTTTCCCGGCAAATCCTTGTCGCTGTGACCTTTAAAGACTCAGTCAGTATGGTCATATTCGACCCGTTTCTGCATTTCGACAAACTCCAGGAGCTGGCTTCGATTCGCTTTCCGGCCGCTGGCGTGTGACCCCAGCACTTTCCCAGCAAAAACATACAGACCTCGCGATGATCACCAGCCTCCGCAAAATGCTCGTTCCGCTCGTTCTGCTGGCCCTAGCTGCGTCCGCCGGGGCTACGGTGAGCGTCAATGCCACCCTCACCGACGCTCAGGGCAATCCCCAGCAGTACGCCTTCCTGAAGCTGCACCTGAACTACTGTGGCTACAACGTGCCGGTGGTGACCGGCGGAGGTCTCTCAATCGTTGCCAAGGACCTGGTGCTGCTCCCCTCGCAGCTGCCCGCCACCATCTACGCGAACAATGAGATCACTTGCGGCAACTCGTATTCGACGCTGTGGCACGTCACCGCCTACCTCGATTCGAGTACGCCGATCGCCGGCGACCTCGACTACGACTTGTGCTCGACCACCACCAACTGCGCCGATGGCGTGGCTACGCTCGCCTGGAACCTGAATGGGGCGACACCGTTCAATCTGGGCCCGAACTCTCCGCCGGCGCCAGGCTTTCAGACGATTTTCGGCAATCCCACGAGCTCGCAGGTTATCAACCAGCCGCTCGGCGGCAGCGGCGCCACCGTCACAGTAACGGTTTCCGGTGGGGGGGCCATCAATGGCTGCGTGGTCACTGCGGGTGGCTCGAACTATCAAAGCCCTCCCGCACTACAGATTTCAGGGTTGGGGACGGGTGGCCTGCTGTATTCGACGGTAAGCGGTGGCGTTCTGACCGCCTGCGCCGTGGCAGCGGGCGGCACCGGCTATTCGGCTGCGCCCGCGGTAACCGTATTCGGCGGCACCAGCCTGGCCATCAAAGGCGTGCTTGACCTCAGCGGCGCCACCATCATTCCCGGCGGCACCAACGTGCCACTCCTGCTCGGCAACATCGCTGCCGGCGCGCTGACGGCGACTTCGATCTTCTCGACCACCATCGAGAATGTGCAATACGCCGACCAGTACCTCACCCTCTGCGGCGGCGACATCGGCTGCGCGATCAACACTGCATACGCGGCACTGGGCGTGAAGGGCGGCCACATCGTCATTGCCCCGAAGGCGGATGGCAGCTGCTATAGCTACTCGACGCCAATCGTGCTCAACACGGCCGGGAAGTATGTGTTGCTCGAATCCGGGGGCTCGGGCGGCTTGATTGCAGCGGGCGCGACTGGGACCTGGTCGGGCTGCCTGAACTACACCCCACTGACTGCAACCAGCGCCATCACCCTTGACTACGCCACCGCGACCACTTCGGCTGCGGCTGGGGCGCATGGCCTCAAAAACATCGTCCTGGTGAACGCTCTGATCGGCCAATACACCGGCACCAGCTCGGCCACTGGCATCATGACCGGCGCGACTAATAACGGCATCATGGGCGCCACCATGGAGAACGTCACCGTCGCCGGCTTCAGCCAGGGTTACTACACCAACAATTTCAATTCCGCGCCGGTGACGTGGATCAATCCCAATTTCTGGTTCAACACCACCGATTGGGTGATTGGGAACGTCTCGACGCAGGATGTCTATGGCGGCCAGTTCGCATCGAGCGTGACCTACATTGCCGCGCCCACCGGATCGAGCGGCTGCGGGGCCGGCTGCTTTCCTTCCGAAATGACGTTTTACGGGACCTCGTTCATTGGGACGCCGACCTACGCCTTCGACTACAACAACAACACCACCTGCTGTGCCCAGCTCTCGCTCTACAGTCCGCACATTGAGCTGTTCTTTGGCTCCTCGGCGCACGCCCTGCGCGGCCCCGTGGACTACTTCCAGGACGGTGGAGTGATCGAAGACGACTCGACCGGCGCCAGCGGCAGCGACTTCTGGTTCAACGCGCAAGGCGCCTTCTTCACCATCAAAGACGCCTTCATCCAGGCCAAGTCGGCCTTGAACACGCCCTCGACCGGCGTGATCAAGGATTCCACCACCACCACCGTCAACTTCAGCGCCCGCAACAATAGCTTGGCTTCGCTGCCTTGCGCCAACCTGGTGGGCGGAACGGCGGCGGCCACCGCCACTATCAACGTCCTGGGCGGAACCGCGGCCCAACTCTGCACCGCGCAGTATCAGAATCCCCAGCAGTTTCAGCGCAGCGTAGCGATCGCCGACTCCGGCATCTGCACTCTGGGGACAAATTGCAGTGCCATCAATCTCAGCGGAACTTATAACCACGCTCCGGGATGCTTCGCGCTCTGGGACAAGAACCTCACCGGCTCGGTCACGGGAATCCTTTCTTACACCAGCTCGACGGTCGAAGTCACGTTCACTTCGAGCGTGGGCGGCGATGTTGGCAACCTGTTCTGGGGATGCTTCGGCAACTGAGCTCCCTTTCCATCAAACCCATGAAACCTATGCTTCGCGTGCTCAGAGTCGCACTCCTCTGCCTGCTGGCAGTGCTGCCAATCGCAGCTCAGAACAAGCCGCCCGTGTTTACCCTGCAAATGCAGCAAGCGGGAACGCCGCTGGTGACGCTGAACCGCTATGCGACCTTGAACTGCGTAGCTGGCCTGACTTGTGCGTACAGCAACGGCGTGGTCAGTCTCGGCGCTTCTAGCACCGGCGGCAGCTTCTTTGTCGATGGCACCGCTGTCGCCAACCCCGGCGCCGTGCTCTCGAATCCGGCCAACAATTTCGGCACCATGGGGGGAAGCATCACCTGGTCGCCGCCCAACGGGCAGACCGTCAACGTCGCCAGCAACCCCTATGGTAACCCCCAAGTTCCAGCCGCACCCACGGTAGCCCTCACCGGAACCTGCGGCGGCCGCACTGCACTGACCAACGGCAGCCCGCTTTCGGTTGTGCTCTACGTGCTCGATCGCCCAGGCGATATTGCGACCTCGGCGGTGCAAGCCAACATCCCAGTCACCGCCGCCAACCAGTGTTTCACCGTGGTCTCGCCGATCGCGGCCACGCTGGCCGGTGCCTACGCCTACGAAGTGGGCGAATGCCAGGGAACCAACTGCTCGAACTTCGTGCTGGCCTCGACTTCGACGACCAACCTCTTCATCAGCGGCTCCAACGGAGTTGGCCCGTTCATCGGAGCGGCGACCAACACTTACGGCTTCAATGCCGGCCCCACGCCGCCGCCGGCAAACACCAACGGCCTGATCGTTTCGAGCGTCTCGCTGAATATCGGCACCGGCCCGTTCGTGACCAACGTGCCTTGGGTGACCGGGAACTATCCGACACTTTTAGGCTTAAACCGCAACACTTCGCAGATTACCGGCGGCTCCGGCTTCCCGGACGGCATTCCCACGCTGATGGAACCACTGGGACAGGAGATTGCAGGCGCGGGCACCATCGGCCAGTCATTGACTGTTGCTTACGCGCTCTACGACGCTTGCACCGGCTCAGATCAGATTGTTAGCATTGGGCCGCCGCATACCTTCCCCGCCTTTGTTTCTGGCACCCAGGCAGTCAAGCTCTCAACTCCGGTGATGCACGCCGAGTTTGGGCCGTGGGCGCCGAGCGTCCTTTACTGGGGCAACAGCACCGCGCACTCCTGCCAGGGCAACCGCATCGCTGTAGTCAGCGGCGGAACGCTTTACATTCTGGTTGCCACGGCGGTGGGCATCTCGAGTTCCGGCGGCAGCTTCCCTTCGGGTGGCTGTGCGGCCTTCACCGTCGGCTCGCTTTGCACCGACGGCACCGAGGCCTGGGAAATCCGCTACGTGGCCTCGGCCTGGTCGAACAATGCCGGCGCTGGCACTGCCTACGCCGCTAAGGCGATGATCTACGATTCCGGCACGGCTACGGCGTGGGAAAACATCACCGCCAACGGCTCGGGAGTAGCGCAAGGCTGCACCGGCGGCACCGGCTCGAATCCCTTCGCCGCCGACTCCGGCAGCGGCCAGCTGGGTGACGTCATCGTGGATGCCGGCTGTACTTGGATGTCGATGGGCGGCCAGACTACGCTGGTCAGCCCGCAGTATGGAGTATTTGTCGCAACCGGGGCGGTGAGTTTTGCCAACCAGTGGTCGCAGCAGGTTTCGGGCGGCGGTGGTTGCGCTTCCTGCATCAACACCACATTGAGCCCGTTCGAGAGCCTGCTTTCCCTGAATGGCGGCTTTAAGCAGATCACCTGGAATTCCGGCACCAGCTTCGCTGGCTTCAAAGGGACGCTGAACGCCAACCAGACCGCGCTCAACTTCACGACCGTCATTGCGGGCGGCGATGGCGCTACCTTCCTGCCCGCCCAAGCAGCGCCCTCGGCAGTCAGCTGCCCTGCGACCAACACTTGCCCGACCTCGAGCGCGGGCCTGCAACCGAACGTCTTATTCCTCAATCCGGCCAACGACCTCTTTCTCCAGGCTGTGCCAGTCACCGCCAACGGTCCCGGCAACGCGCTGGCCGAGACCGCCTTCGCGCACGGCTCGTGGAGCGCTGGGCAGGCGGTGCAAGGCACCTTCCCGACTACGGGTGTCAACAACGCCGCTGGCTGGATCATGTGGGCAAGCAATGGCGCCAGTGGCGCAGGCTCCGCCAACAACCTCGAACAAGTTCCCGACGGCATCAACTTCGTCTGCTCCGCCTATGTAGGTTCGCTGCCGTATGGCCGTGTCTGCGCTCCGGGATCGACTTGGACGATGACGACCATCAACAACAACGGCAACCGCGTACCTACTCACAATGCCAGCGAGATCCTCGTCCAGCTGGGTGGGCCGGCACTCTTGCCGAACTGGCCGGGCGGCTGTTACGGAGCTCGCGTGGGTGGACTCAAGCTTGAACTGGCGAAGAACCTCAACGTGCTCGAACCCGATTCCTGGGGCCTGTTTAACCAGTCCTGCGAAGAAGCCACCCAGGACGACAATATCGTGATTGCCGACGCCGGCGCGGGCTGCGAATACCTGTTTGGGCCAGGGGCGCAAAACTCCAACCTGCGTTACGGGCATTGTCTGGGACAGAACACCGACTACCAGATGCACCGCCTGTTCGAAGATGTTGGCGCATTCCACTCTTCCGCGGATAGCAGCTATGGGCCCGCACAAGGCACCTCGGTGCTGGGCCGCGCGGTCATCGAAGTGGAACACTCTTTGACGTCGTCACTGGCCGAGCCGCTGGGCGGGGTCATCGAAAACTTCGACGCGGAAGCGGCCATCGAGAACCTGTTTGTGGTCAATACCTCGATTACCGTCCGCAACGTTATGGTGCGCTGCTGTTCAGGCCAGTTCCGCAGCTCCGCGGTAGCCATCCACCTGGACCAGAACGTCCCCAGCGCGGATGTCACCATGGCGGCGGGCGGTGGGGGGACAACCGAGATCCTCGATGATGTCTTGAACGCCGCAACCGGACAGACTACCAATGTGACCAGTCCGGTCATGCACTACATCCGCGACTCGCTCGCCAACGGGCAGCCCAGCAATACCGGCTTTGTGCTGAACTCCGACATTGCGGCAGTGCAGAGCTTCCCTGGCGGGATCAACGTAGGCACCGGGGTATGCACCGGATGCACGGTACCCATTTCTTCGCTGAAGGCCGCGCTTGGAACCAACACCCTCGCCAATGGCAACACCCAGCAAATCTGGCAAGACAGCATGACCACCAACAACCACGTCTCTTTTCAGATGGGAGAGACCGCAGGCCACGCCGCAACGGGTGGCGCGGCTGGCGGACAAGCTAAGCTGCAATTGACGACGTTAGCCGGTTCGACCGCGAGTGCCCTCAACATGAGTAACTCTCTGACCGGCACGCAGATTTTCCCGGCGCTGGTCTACTCGACTGCTACGTGGAACACGTCGGGGGTGGTAACAGCTTCCTTCTTTCACAACATCACCTGCACCCAGGCCGGGGCGCTTTCTAAAGATTTCGACTGGCAGGTGGGGGCCTCAAGCGTACTAAGCTTAACCTTCCTTGCAGCCAACTGCGCGTCGCCGCAACTGGTGACCACCGGCACGATGAAAGCCGCAGGCTACGTCGATACCACCACCGGCTTTCTCGCCACCAGCATGGGCACGCAGGCTTCGGCCACACTGACGGCGATTACCGGCATGAGCTGGACCCTGATTGCCAGCAAGAACTATCGCCTGGATTGCGAAATCCCGGTAGCCCTGACGTCGACGGCGACCGTGGCCTTTGGACTGGTGGGGCCGGGCACTCCGACCTCTTACAACCTGGACATGTACGGCGCAATCGGGACGGCGGGCGCATATTCCGATCAGAACATCATCGCGCAAACCACTTGGGTATCGACCAAGACCGGAGCCAGCGCCGCCTTGGCGGGCACGGCCATCTTCCACGTCAACGCCCAGATTCAGAATGGCTCAAGCGCCGGCGCCATGACTCTCGATACCTCGAACGTGGCTGCTGCGGGCACCATCCAAGTGCTGGCTAACGCGGTCTGCAATCTTATCCAGGCCAACTGATGCGGGCGCTTCTCCTACTCATAGCCAGCTGCTGCTTGGTGGGGCCAGCCTTCGCCCAGAGCCGTCCGCTTCAGGCGGGCCCGGCTGCGTTCTCGAATCTGTTTCTGATCGAGAGCGGGGAAACCAGGGTGTCGCTGTTCCACACCATTAAAGTCCAAAAGGGCGACTGGATCGCGCTTTATCTGAACTGCTCGCCAGCGAACTACGGCTACCTCTGCGTCGGGGGAGCGTCCTACTCATTCAACGGCGATCCCTGGACTGAGTTTCCGCTTCGCATGTACCGCTACACCGATACCAGCGATGTCACTCATCAGGGCATCGGCGTGGTTGCGCCCGAGACTGGCAAGATGGCGCTCGGCGCCGCGCCGGGCTTTGCCGGCGATGACTACAAGTGGACTTTGATGGGCATACGCCCCTGATCTCTTTCTTTCGCACGTAACTTTTCTCGTAACTCTCGTCACCCAACCCAAAGGAGAAATGACACTATGAACCCACGCTCGCTAGTTCCGGCGTTCGCCCGTATTCGACTGGCGGGCGCATGCCTCACTCTGTTGACTCTGGTCTCGTTCGGCTTGGCCCAGAGCGTTATTCCGCAGTACCCCTCGAACCAGGCTGGCCGGGTGATGGCTTCCGGCTACGGCAACTGGAGCGTGAAAGGCCTCACCGCAGTCGCCGCCGGCGCGGGCGCCATGACGGTCGATACCTGCTTTGTGCCGGTCGGCTCGAACAACCGTTTTGCTCCGTTCGCGGCCATCTACGCGACCGACGTTCCTCTCACCGTCATCGACGGAGCCAACACTGAGACGGTAACCCCGACCGCGGTCACTACTCCGACTCCGGCCGGCATCGGCGCCGTCAATCCCTTCAACTGCGGCTTTACCGCGACCTTTGCCAACGCCCATGCGGTAGGCGTGCGCATCGTCTCGGGAGACAACGGCTTGATGGAAGCAATCAACGATGCCGCCATTCTGGGCGCCGCCTACGTCACCGTCGACAACTATTCAGGCATCACCACCCAGCAGATCCTGAACGCCACCACCACGGCGGCCACAGGGCCTGTACCCAACATCGTCATCGAGTACACCAAAGGCGCCGCGCCGGGCGCCATCATTCCCGGAACCCAGACCGCGGTCACCGCCACGGCTTCGACCAACACGGTCACCTTGACCACGGTCAGCGGCTCGAACTTCGCCGCTTCATTTGCCGGCGGCAACGGCCTGGTGGTATCGAACTGCACTCCCACCGGCTATAACAGCAGCCAAGGTGGCAACGGCTCGACTTTCGCGCTGGCTTCGGGCGGCTCTGGCGGCACCACCTTGACCTACCTGGTGCAGACGGCATCCCTCGCCGCCGGCACCGGCTGCATCGTGCAGGCCACGCAAGCCAACGGCTTCAATCAGCCGCTGTACTTCGCGCTGCGTCCGACCACGATTACCCTGATTGCCGCGGCGGCGGCTTCGACCATTACCGCCGCGACTGGCAGCTTGACCTCGGGCGCCTACTACGCCAAAACCGCGTATGTGGACTGCCTGGGCGGAATCTCGCTGCCTTCGACCGAGTCGGCGCAGTCTGGCACCATTACCGGCATGTCGCTAAGCTCGCCAGTGGCCACCGCCGGTGCCTGTGGCTGGCTGCCCTACATCACCGCCAACGGCGGCGCGACCAACACCGAAATCCTGGCCAAGCAGACCATCGACTCGAATATCTGTCCGCTGTCGACGCTGGAGACGGTGATTCCGGCATGCGCCATCGGCTCCCCGGCGGTCATCACCGCCGGCAACCCTTCGGCGACTTCGAAGCCGGTGGTGGAATCGACTGCGCACACCCTGTTCGGCTACCAGGCGTTCTCGAATCCTCCGCTGAACTTCCAGACCAGCTTCGCTCCGTTTGCCGCGGGCGGCACTATCAACAACAGCAACGCAGATTTGGCCCAGTTCTACCTCCCCGCGGGCTTTCTCAACCAGCTGCAGAAGTCCTGGAATCTGTGCATTAAGGGGGCGACTGCTACCCAGGTGGCCTCTTCGATCCTGACCTACAACTTGAACATGAGCAATAATTACGCTCAGTCTCCGGTGGCCGTGTCGGCTGTTCTCTTCGCGACTCAAACGCAGACGACGGCAGGAACTCAGGGCGGATGTTGGAAGCTCTCGACAGCTGCCACTGGGACCAGTGGGACATTGTGGGCAGAGACTCCCTTCCCGTTTTTCAACGTGAAGAACTCGGCGCAAACCACGTTCGTGAACGGGGCGGACGTGGGTACCGCAGCCTCAAGCGCCCTCGATCTAACCAAAGGTTTGTGGGTTTCGGTCAACGCGGCCGAGAGTGGTTCACAGAACATCACCGCCCCCATCATCAACATGTTGACGTTCGAGCCGGTCACCGCGAACTAACACCCAGAGGCAGGCCCGTCCACCGGGTCTGCCTCTGGGAACTTACGGGTTGATCTTGATCCTCCCAATGATGATGTCGAACGCAGCAGTGCCACCGCCTCCACACACGTTAGCGAGCGCACTCACGCTTACCGGCGTGTTAGCCATGGCGTGAGCGTGAGCAATAAAATGCAAACCGACAAACAAAGGGCTACTCGCTTCATTGATTCATACCTCTTTCTGCGCCTAATTTCGGTGCCGAGACAGTCTACCCGAAAGGCCAACTAGCCATGGATTGGGGAACCATTGGCGCGGCCATCGGCGGCTCCGTTGCAGCCGCCATTGCTGTGCCCCTCGTCCGCCGCAGGTTTACCCGGCCGGAGGACCCCGAGGACGTGCGGGGAGAACCGGCGTCGGAGCGCAGCTCGGAGTACTGGCAGCGCTTCATTCGCGAAACCATGATCGAAGTCATCAACGGCAGGCTTGGCCAGACCTTGCAGACACAGACCCGGCTGCTCGAAAAACTTACCGACACCAGCCAGCAGATGGCCTCATCGCTGGCCGTCCTGGCCGCACTTGAACAACGCCGCCATGCCTGAAACTGAAAACGGAAACCAGGTCGCTTATGGCCGCTGGATCGAGCATGACTGGCCCCGGCAGCGCAAGAAGCCCCGCAAACGCTTCGCGGCGATGATGTGCTTTTGGTGCATACTCGGCCTGCATGACACCTGCGAGCATGGCGACTCCTCCCCTTGTGCCTGTCACCAGAAACACCACGGAGGAGCTGATGATCGCAAAATGTAAGGCGTTCTGGGCCAGCCTGCCGCACCAGGCGCAGGCTGCCATCGTGGCAGTCGCGAGTGGCTTCGTCGCCGCTTTTGTGCATGCCGCTTCGGAGGGGAATTGCTACACTGCCGCATGCTGGGAGCACTACGCCGCCACCGGAGTCGCGGCCGCGCTGATGGTGGCGCGGGGTTTCTACATGCTGCCCAACCGCGGCAATGAGATTGCAAAAAAGGAGAACTGATCTATGCAAGGTAGCGTGAAATGGTTCAACAATTCCAAGGGCTACGGCTTCATCAGCCCCGCCGAGGGCGGCAAGGACATCTTCGTGCATTACACCGCCATCGACGCCCAGCAGGGCGACTACAAAAGCCTGGCCGAGAACGATGAAGTCACCTTCGACGTAGTCCAGGGCCCAAAAGGCCCACAGGCTGCGAACGTCAGCGTGGCCCGCGCCGCTCAAGGCTAACCGTGGGCTTGCGTCTGACCGCCGCCGCCGCTCTTGGGCTGCTGTTGTTGGGCTGCGCCGCCAAGCGGGTGACCATGAACCTGCCGGCGGGACGGCTGGGCGCGGTGCATTTGCAGGATTGCCGTCTCGATCCCGGCCTCGCCATCGTGAGCTGTGCCTGCGACAAATTCGATATCGAAATCGACGCCCGCAGCGGCAACACCGTCCTGCGCTGCCCGCGCTGAATGTGGCACGTCTTTTGTCAACTCTAAGCAGCACCATTCACAACCTTTAAGGAGAATGCGATGAAGAACTTTGTCCGCCTGCTTGTCCTGTTCGCTGGCCTGGTGCCGGCGATCGCCCAAACCACCGTACCCACGCCGCCTCCGGCCCAGGCCCCGGTGACCGTGACTCCGACCAGCACCTTCTCGCTCAACGCCAGCGTGATGCAGATTGGCAACGTAGTCTCCGGCTCGACCGCCGCCGCCGACTTCGGGGGCACGCTGCAACTGACCAACACGGTGGCCTTGCGCCAAGAGAACATCCTCGCGCCCTCGGCCAGCTGGCAAGGCTACTTCGGCGGCTTCAACTGGGCGCCCGGCTTCTTCGCTAAACAGATTGCGAAGACCAAACTGAGTCCGAACCAGTTCCAGCCCTACTTCACGGCCAGCATCGGCGCCGGCATCAATTCCCAGGAAAACAAGACCAAGCAGAATGTCGGCGAGATGCTCGGCGGCGGGGTTGCCTACAGCCCAACCTCGAATGGCAAGTTCACCGTCAACTTGTTCGAGCTGCGTTACGGCCACCTGCCCGGCTTCAATAGCTCGGCAGTGATCCTCTCAGGCGGATTGAAACTGGGCTGGTAGATGGAATCCCCTCAGCCCTACGTCGATCCCCAGCCGGCTCCGGCACCGGATCCGAACTTCCGGCTCGAAGCAGTGGTGGTGTGTGACCACTACTCGGACTTCCTGCGGAACACCCTGCCGGAGAACAAGCATTTATTCGACCGCATGGTGGTGGTCACCTCCGCCGAGGACAAAGACACGCGGCGGCTGTGCGAGTTCTATCACGTCGAATGTGTCCCGACCGACGTGCTGGGCACGCGCTGGGGGACGTTCTGCAAGGCTTCGGGCATCAATGTGGGCCTGTCCGCGCTCTCGATGGAGGGTTGGGTAGTGCATCTCGACGCCGATATCTGGCTGCCACCGCTCACCCGGAAACTGCTGCAAGCCGCCAACCTCGATCCCAGCATGGTCTATGGCGCCGACCGCTTCATCGTGAAAGGCTTCCGGGCCTGGGACCGCTTCAAAGAGTTGCCCGCCTTGCAGCAGGAAGCCGGCGCCTACATTCACATGGGAGCGTTTCCCGTAGGCACACGGGTGATGCAGGAACATTTTGGCGGCTATATCCCTATCGGCTTTTTTCAGCTGTGGCATCCCGGCCAGTCAAAAGTGCGGCGCTATCCCGGCGAGAGTAACAACGCGGGCCGTACCGACCTGCTGTTTGCGGCGCAGTGGCCGCGCGCCAAACGTGCGCTGATCCCGGAAGTGGTGGGCTACCATCTGGAATCGGTGAATGCGCAGTTTGGAGGGAACTGGAACGGGCGCAAGTCGGCGCCGTTCAATTTCGCCGCGGAGGAAGATGCTTAGTCCAGCCTCAGAAGCGCGCTTGCAGGATGTCATGCCAGCTCTGGCCGACAAGATTCGGCAGATGGCGGCGATCCTCGCCCTCGACCCGGAGCCGATCGCGCTGGTGGTTTCCGCCGGCGCACGCACCTGGGCTGAACAGCACGCACTTTTTCTACAAGGCCGCAGCCTGCCCGGCGACATCGTCACCGACGCCGATGGCGGGCAAAGCTGGCATTGCCTTGGGGTAGCCGTTGACTGCGAGCCGGAAGTAGTTAACGGCGAGATCGACTGGAAGGCCTCCCACCCGCAGTGGAAGCGGATGGAGGCTGTAGGCGTGAGTCTAGGCCTTACGACGGGTGCGAACTGGATCCGGCTGGTCGACGCCCCGCATTTTCAGCTCACCGGCGGTTTCCCCGTGAATGCACCGAACGACGAAGCACGGCAGATTTACCAAAACGAAGGCGCCGCAGCGTTCTGGGCAGAGGTAGAATCCTCGCTATGAACCCGGTTACAGAACTAAAGAGTGGTGCCGCCCTGCAAATCGTGATGCATCCGCATCCGATACTCTTGACTCCGACCGAGCGGGTGGTAGAGTTTGATCGCCGCTACTTCTCGCTCATCATGGACATGTTTGCAACCATGAAGCAGAAGGGGTACCACGGGATCGGCCTCGCGGCCAATCAGGTCGGCTATGGCCTGCGCATCGCCGTGCTGGCGGTGCCCGGCTGGCCGGACATGGCCTTAGTGAATCCATGGATTGTGCGCAAGAAAGGCTACTCGCGCCAGGCGGAAGGCTGCCTCAGCATCCCCGGCGTGCGCATGATGGTCGAACGCGCTGCCACCGTATGGATTGCCTTCCAGGATGAACTCGGCATCGCCCGCGAGCTGAAGGCCAAGGGCTTGCTCGCGCGCGCGATTCAGCACGAACTCGATCACCTCGACGGCCTGACCTGCCTGGAGCGAACCGCATGAGCCTCCAGCGTGCCCAGAACGTGGCTCCAGCCCCCAGCAACCTCCTGGAGCTGCCGCACCCGACCAAGATTCTGCCTTGCGGCAAATGTGGGACTGGCGTCTGCGTCTCTGCGAACACCGTGCTCGCCTACTGCCGCGAGTGCTCCGCCGGGCTCGGAGTCAAGAAGTAGCATGTGCTGGCCCGCTTTCTCGCGTGGTTTGAGGCAATGCGCTTGCGGGCCTTGGCGGAAAAGATTGTGATCCTGCCGCCCACAGCGGAAGAGTTGCAGAGGTTGCACCTGCGTGGCTGACCATCGCATCTTCGCAGAAGCCGCTGGCTACATGGAACTCGCTGGCGCCGTGAAAGATGCCGACTGCGAGAAGGTCGCAGTGCCCGGCGGAGTGAGCACGACACTCGGGTGTTGCAATTATTTCGAACCCCAGTCCAAAAGCGTACAGAAATTCAGTTGCGGAACCTGCGAATACGTGAACAAGGAGCACCCCCTGCGCAAGCTGGTGGGCAGACAATGAAAAAACTCGTCATCGTTCTCGCGGTGGCTGTGGCCATCGGCAGATTCTTTATCGCGCCGCGCCTAGTCAACATCCCCTCATTCGAGGGCACTTACGAAGCTCTGGCGCACCTGTTTGTCGGCTTCCTGATACTCGTTCCGTTCTATGACCGCAAGCAGCAGCTAGGGCCATCGAAACTCTACGGCTGGATTGGCTGGGGGTTGGGGCTCTGGGAATTGGGCTGGTTTATCATGCAGAAGTTCGCGCTAAGATTGACGCCATGAACCGCCGGCGCTTTCTTTCGCTGCTCGGCTTAGGCACGGCCGGGATAGCGCTTGAGCACGCTATCCCGCTCGGGCGAGTGTGGTCGTTCCCGAAAGAGATCATCATCGCCGATCCGCTGTGCTCTCTGGATCGCTTCTACTTGAGGCAGGCCTACCATCTCTACGGCGGCAGCGCCGGAGGGAACAAGACCGCCACCGGCGCTTGGATGCTGTACGAGCGGGCGCGGCTCTACTGGCGCGGCGATCAGTGGGTGACTGCTCCCCTGCCCGACGTGGAGGCAGCATCTTAACCACCGCCGACATCATCGCCCTGCAGGTCGAATATCTGCGGACACACCCCACCACCATGACAGAGGGGCTGATTGGACTGATGATCCTGGGAGGGGCTTTTCGCTCACTCGCACGTCGGCGAACCATGGCCGACAACCAAGCTCGGCAACTGCTTCGCAGCCTCGCGATAGAGGTTGCTGCGGACGATTTCAAACGGTCGTTCGAGGAAGTCAATCGCATGTACGGAGTGTGCTGCTGATGTCTGCTGCCGATCATCCACTTCGCGCGTTAAGCAAGCGCCGTCCATCATCCGGCGGAGCTGACCCCGATGACCCGCGCCGCCCCGGCGATCCGCCACTGTCAAAATGGGCTGTGTCTTCAGACCGCGCGGAGTCGCCGATGCGCATGGACCGCACCGAGACCGCACCGACCGACGTCACAAAGCCTGCGCGTCCGCCCGGCAAGGGCTATGCCGCAGCCACCGCGTTCGATGCTGGCGACTACAAGACCGCCAACTCGATGCAGAAGATGGACAGCCAGCCTCAGTTCATCAAGCCGCTCGACGATGCGACCGCGAAGCTGACCATGAAGAAGCTCAAGAGACCATACCAGCCAGCCGGTTTCGAGGAGCACGGCCCCGGCCGCAGCGAAGACTGATGCCCTACGACCAGGTCATGCACAAGTGGAAAGCTGGGACGCTGAAATCCGGCGGCTCTGGTGAACCCGTCAAAGATCAGAAGCAAGCCGTAGCCATCATGCTCTCCGAGAAACGCGCGGCTGAAGGCGGCAACAAGGAATATCAGCCCGAGCATCCCCTGCGCCAGCTCTCCCGCAGACCCAAAAAATAACCGAGGCAACCATGCCATCGAATCCCAAACGTACCATCTACCCGGTGGCCGCCGCCGGCGGCGCGCCTACCATCATCCCCATCACCGTCAACGGCGCTCACTACGTCGAAATCGCGGAATGCCCGCCCAAAGCCAATGCCTTCAATGGCGCGAACTACGCTCCCCAAGGCTTGAATTACACCCTGCCTGACGATGGTTTCCTTACTCCGCGCGGCCTGGTTGCGGGCGATATTCTGCCTTTCGGCAACTCCGATGCCATGGCCCGGCAGTGGGGAGGCCGCGGACTTGGCTTTGCTGCCCGCGCCGACAATGCGCAGCCGGGGAACACCATCCCCGCGACCACGCTCTGCGAAGTGATTTCCGCGACCGCGAACGCTACCCAGGTCGAAGTCAGGGAATGGCTCTGATGTGGTTTGTCTCCGGGTCCCGCTTTAACGATGCGCAAGAGCGTATCGCCGAGCTGAAGGCGGAGAAGCTGGGCTTGGCGCGGGAAGTCGAGCGGCTCAACAATTTCATTGCCTGGCGGCTGGGAGGCGCTCCAACCCATCCTGAGATCGAAGTGCGGCCGGAGTGGATGAAGCCGGGCGCGGCCCCCGCCGAAACCCGCGAGCCCGAAGAAGCGCCAACCGACCCCATTGCGCGGGCGGTGCGCGCAACCGGCAGCCGCAACCCGCGCGCCATCGCCAATCACATCAGCCGGCAAAACCTCCAGGAATTCAGCCGGACGATGTTTCCGGTGAGCCGCACCGAACCCGCCGAGGCCAAAGAAGCAGTCATCCCGACCGCCGCCCAGAATGCGGATGTGGTCGAAGCCAGCAAAGACCTGCTGAAAGCGCTCGCACAATAGGAACTTCCCATGACTCACACCACCGGAACCACGCCTCTGCCCCGCTACCAGTGCCACAAGAAAGTTTGGGCGCTGAAGATCAAGGCGATCGACACCGAGAAGCTGCCGGAATGGGTTGGCGTGACCTGCCGAGGCTCGTCCGCATTTCAGGCTGCCTGCAACGCCTGTGAGCGCTGCGAATGGGAACGCGAGCATGGCCCCAAGCTCAAGACACTCATCACGCCGGAGGATGCGGGTTACGGCCCGTTCCAGGTCGAGCCATCCTTCATGGAGAAGCACCAACCCCAGGTCGGCGGGTACTACGTGATCTACGAAGACGGCTATGTCTCGTTCTCGCCGGCAGCCGCGTTCGAGGACGGCTACACCCGGATTTGATCTACGGAGGGTTTTGCGCATGAGCAAAAAAGGCAAGCTCGAACATATCAGCATCGACACCGCCGACAACGGTTACAGCATCCATCACCGCCACGCCATGCCAGCAAAGACCGGCGGCAGTGGCGATGCGCCCATGCCCACCTCGGCCAGCGATAGTCCCAAGCCGCACCTGGCGAAGACTCGCGACGAAGTACATGCCCACATCGACCAGCTGCTGGCCGAGCATGAAGGCGGCGCCGATGATGGCTCCCACACCGGCACCACGGCGGCCACCGAGGAGTTTCCTCCAGATCATCCGGTGCGCAAGCTCAGCCGGCGCAAGCCCTGACATGGCCGCTGAAGTTTTGACACCCCCGTAAAAACTTTACAGCCCGGTAAAATTTTACGGCTGCCCAAACCAGTCCGATCCTAGACGCGCAAGGCCGTCCCCAACCTGCTGCCAACAGTGGGCAAGGCGGCAATGGCGCTGAAGCCTCGCCCCGCACCCCGGTTACCACCACCCCAGATCAGAACAAGCTGATCTTCTTTGGCACCCAGAACCTTGGCGAAGTGCAGACTTACGAACGCCATCTCTGCAAAATCTGGCGCCGCCACATCGAAGACTGGGCGATTCCGCGGCGCATGAAGCTGCGCGACGTGTTGCGGGCCATCGAGTACAACAAAGGCAACCAGTACATCTCCTGGGACCCGTTCTCGTTCGCTTACTACAACCCCTTTGGCTCCGATGCCGCCTCGGGGATGACGGAAGGCACTCAGCAGGGCACCGACGATGCAGCTATCTATCAGTCGACGGCGAACATCATCCAATGGCTGCGCCGGGTTTGGACGTCTTACCTCGGCGGCGCGGTGCCGCGGGTCGAATGGTGGCCGGGAGATTCGGAATCGGATCTCGACAACCGCTGCGCCCAGGCCCGTGGCCGCGCCTACCGCAAGATTGCCGGCGACAACCAGGACAAAGGTTTCCTCGCGCTCTGCCTTGACTACCTGTTTTTGACCGGCTCGTATTTCACGCACACCCGCTGGTCGATGGACAAGACCATTACCGGGACGCACTTCGAACCCATCATGGGCTGGGCCGACCAGCAAATTCTGCCCGACCGCTACACCTGCCCCAGCTGCGGCGCGACCACTCCCGCCAACCTTGAAAGCATTGACTCGAAGCGGCCCTGCATCGGTTGCGGACGTCCGTTAACTTCGGCGAATTTCTATCCCGGCAAGAGCATCAAGGTTCCGGTGCAGACTGGCCAGCGCGAAGTCCCGAACGGCCAGGTGCGCTGGGATACCTGGAACATCCTCAACTGTGAAGTCATGCCACAGGCCTCGCCGCAAGGGGCGGGAGTGATTGGCAACACCCCGCTGATCGACCTATCCTGCCTGATCACCAAGGGCGCCTACCGGCGAATGTATCCCGGAGCCTGGGAAAAGCTGCGCGCCGCCGACGCCGACACTTCCGGCACCGACACCGAAATCACCCGCATCGCGCAGATCCGCGCCCTCACGCCCGGCACCCAGCGCGGAGTGGTCATCTGCCCGAACACGCTGAGCTATCACCGGGTGTGGTTCAATCCCGACTCGATTTATGGCCTCGATGCCTCGAAAGAGGAAATCCAGAAGCTGGCCGACAAGATCGGCGATGGCTGCATGGCGGTGATTCAGGAGAACTCGATTCTCGACATCCGCAAAGCGGAAGCCACCAAAGAGTGGACCTGGTGCGGAGCCGAACAGGATGCGGGAGCATATCCTCCGGCGCCGGTACATTCCGCGCTCGACTTCCAGGACAGGATCAACGATCGCGGCAACTCGATCGACGAATTTCACGATCGCGCCGGCAATCCGCCCATCATCTACGACGCCTTTGTGTGGGGGGATGCCTTCAATGGCAAATACCTTCCCGCGGGATCGCTGGTGCCAGTCGCCGCCAACCGCGATATTGGACGCAAACTCGAAGACACCTGCTGGCAGCCCAACTTCAAGATGGACAACGGCGTCTACCAGTGGCTGCAGGAACTCTTCCAGCTGGTGCAGGTGCTGGTCGGCGTGAATCCTTCGATGTGGGGCGGCTCCGACAAGAACATCAAAACCGGCATGGGCCAGCAACAGTCGCTGAATACCGCCCGCGCCGCCGAAGGCGGCCACTACCAGGCTGTAGTGAACGAGTGGGCGCTGCGCGCGAACCTCTCGGTTGACTGCTTTGCCGGAAACGCCTCGGGAGACGACTACCTGGTCACGAAATCCGAAGACACCCCGGAATTTATGAATGAGCCGATTCGCTTGGTCGATCTCCGCGCCAAAGCCATTGCACGCCCGGAAGCCAATCAGGACTATCCCATCGACTACGACCAGCAGCGCCAGCTCTACAAAGAGCTGGTTGGCATGGCCAGCGGCAAAGAGCCAAACCCGCTGGTAATGGAAGTGCTTGACACCTTCGAGAACCGCCGCCAGGCCATGCTCTACCTGGGGCCGCCCGACATGGAACTGCCGGAGCAGGTCGCGCGCGACAAGGTTTTGAAAGACATTTCGACCATCATGGGCGCCCAGCAACCGCTGGTGCCAGGACAGGACGAAGCCACCGGACAGCCGGTCGAGAAGCCCATCGTCGAGCCCGACCGCGACGTCGATCGCGACTATCTGACTCCGGTGACCATTCCCACGGTGGTGCGCTACGCCCTGAAAAACTACGATCAGCGCCGCAAGAAGCCGGCCAACTGGCAAGCCCTGATGGCGTATCTGACCATCGCGCGGCAGTATGTTGGCGAAGTGCAGGCGGAGTCGATGCTGAGCGAAGGCGCTCCCGGCTGGGCAGGATCGTTGGGCCACCCCGCAGCGACTGGTAAGGGCGCTGCGCCTGCGGCAGCACCCCGAGGAGGAGCCTGATGGCAGATGTGGAATATCAAGCGCCCGACGGCAGTGTGATGAAGGTCACTGTGGGCCTCTTCGGTCAGCACGATGTCACCGTCGAGCTGCGCAGCCTGAAAGAGAAATTTACGATCGCGGAGCTGCTGGCGATGGTCTATCCCATCTTCGACGCGAAAGAGAAGGCGGGAGCCTAGTCGGTGATAACACGGTAGAAGTTGTCGTAGGGCCAGCCAATCGCGTTGCCGCCGCCGGCGGCGCGACTCTGCTCCAGGAACTCGGCTTTTGTCGCCTCGCCGACGACACGGAACGGTTGCGGGACGTGTGAACGCGAGTCTTGCCACGCCACATTGTCGACGATCTCGCCCATCGCGCAAGTCCCGACGCGGGCGACGACCAGATAGCCATGCTCGGCATAGAGCGCTGCGACCTTAGCGAGTTGTTCTTCGCTAATCATTCCGGGATTGTGCAACTGAACCCACGCCAGCACCAGTTTTGAACTCCACACAAAGGAAGGTACACCATCATGGCAACTAGCGCCATCACTCCGGAAGTAAGCGCTCCGGCAGCGGCTGCGGCACCGGAAACTACGGCGGCCCCAGTAGCTACCCCCAGTTCCACCGAAACCACTACCACCACCCGCGACGAATCTACGTTCTCCGGGCCGGAAACCCTCAAATTCCTCAAAGACGAACTCGCCAAAGTTCCCGAGGACCTGGCCAAGCGGGCCCTGGCGGGCGAGGAAGTCGAGCTGCCGAAGCCTGCCGAGGCCGCCAAGCCCGGCCAAACTGCCGCAGAGAAAGCCGCGCGCGAACTTGCGGCTGAGACTCCCGAGCAAAAATTGGCTCGCGAACGCGCTGCGGAATCCCCCGAGGCGAAGACCGCTCGGGAAACCGCAGAGCGTGCCGCCGAGACCCCGGAAGCAAAAGCGGCCCGCGAACTCGCGGAGAAGAATGTCAACCCACTCGACAAGCTGGGTCCGCTGCCCGCGGAGAAGATTGCCAAAGCCATGGCCGCCAAGCCCGAGCTGGCTGCGGCCCTCAAAGCCGCCGGCCTCGACGGCGATACCCTCATCCACAACGCCCGCCTGGCGGCTGAAACCGCGCAGTACAAGGCCATCGCCCCCACCCTCGAAGCGGCCACGTTTATGAAAGAAAGCGCAGGCCACTTCTACGACATCGAAGAGCGTTTTCCGTCGATCCAGAAGCTTGAAGACTTTGACAGCTTTGTCATGGAGACCATGCTGCCACTCTCCGTGCTGCGCAACGATAAAGGCGAGATCCTCAGAAACGCCGATGGCACCTTCCAGACCGATGGCAGCGTGCAACGCTTCCTGCAATTCGCGAGCGATGCCGATCTCGGCTACATCCGCAACGCCGCGCAGCAGCTCGGCAAAGCCGCCGGCTCCGATGAGGACAAGGAGTACTACGGCCACCTCGAAGCCGCCATCGACTACCTCAACGACTTCCGCCAGGCGGGCTATCAGAAGCCGGGCGCGAAGACCACCGACACCATCTCGCCGGAAGTGCAGCGGCGCCTGGATGCCGCCGACAAAACCGTGAAGGAATCGCGGGAACGCGATGCCGCCACCCAAGCCGAACGCGAAAAGATCACCGAAGACCGCATCTTTGATGACACGCTGAAGGGCGTCCAGCCCACCATGCGTGCAACACTCGACCGCACCGCGCTGAGCGATAAGCTGAAGATCAAAGCGGAAAAAGAGATTTGGCAGGGAGTATTCGAATCCCTGAAAACCAACCGCGAGTATCAGCAGCTCAAGCGTGGCTACTGGTCGAGAGGCATGGGAGACGAGCAAGTCAAATCGCTCGCCGCCCTCAACGTCACCACCATCGAAGGCATTTTCGCCTCGGTCGCCGAGAAAGTGTTAGGCGAGTATGGTGTTGATCTGGTGGCGGCCAACGCGGCCCGCCACACTGCCATTGACACGGCCATCGCCCGCGATAAGTCCACTCCCACCTCTGCCGCCACCAGCGCCGCCGCCGCCCCGAAAGTCATGTCGGAAGACGATATCGACAATCAGGCGACCGCGAACGTACTGGCCCGGCATGGGGGACGACGGACGCCCCAGTTCAATCAGGAGTTTCTGGTTGAAGTGGTGAAGCTCAAGCAAGCCGCTCAGGGCGCGGCGTGAGGAACTGGACCACCCTTCCACTTCCCACCTAACGGAGACAACCCATGAACGCAGCCTCGACTGCCAACCTCTATATCGAAGCCATCAGCCCGCGCATTCCGAAACTGTGGCTGACCGACAAGATGCTCTACACCCACCTGAACAACGGGCGGGCCCAACAAGTTTCGCCTCGCGCCTTCCGTCTGGTGATGGAAGATGCGCTGCCCGGCGATTCGCGCTTTATGAACCTGGACGGCGATGTAGTGCCGGCCGGCAGCTCGCCCGACTGGCTGGCGGGAGCGGTCACCCCATCGGTGATTGCCTCTTCGACCAACTGGACGGAATTGATTGAGTTGGTAGGCGCCAAGGCCGACGATAAAGTTTCGATCGAGAACGCCGTCGCCCGCGCCTTGAATGGCCTCATCGAGATGGAAAAGCAGTGGACCGACGCCCTGCTCCAGACCGACGGCCAAGGCACGCTGGCAACCGTTTCCGCGGTGAACCCCGGCACCAAGACTTACACCTTGAATGCCACCCCGTTCGGCGCCCGCCTGATCCAGCAAGGCCAGACGGTGGATATTGTCAATCCCGCCACCAACATCAAGCGCGGCTCGCTGACTATTCAGAACCGCTTTCAGCTGGTGGGCTCGCAACAGCAGTTCACCTACAACACCGCCGACGTTCCGGGCGCCCAGCCGCTCGATATCTGCCGCTACGGCAACCTGACGGACGGCGCGCCGATCGGAGTCAATGGCCTGAAGTATATGGTCAGCTTCTCCGCGCTCGGCAACCTGCACGGGATTCCGCGCTCGAACCCGTTCACCAACGCCGCCGGCTTCGACAACGGCAATAACCAGATCACGCTTCCCTCGTTGGCTTTGGCGAAAATCATCCGCCAGAACCGCCTGAGTGAAGAGGCTCTGGTCGGCTCCTTCTGGTACACCCACGACTCCCAGATCGAGGGTTACAAGGAGTTGGGCTACGACCGCCAGCTCTATCCGGTCAACGGGGAAGCGAAGGGCTTGGACCTGTTCTTCCAGGGCTCGATCACCATCGACGGCGTCTCCGTGAAGGCCGGCAAGAACGCGGACCAGACTGCATGGTTCTTGCTCCAGCCGGACGCTTTTGGTCGCGTGAAGTTTGCCGATCCGTATTGGCTGCTGATCAACGGGAACAAAGTTTACAACTACATGGATCCGAATACTGGCCGCCCCACCACGCAGCTGGCTTCGACCCATGTGAACCCGGTCCAATTCTACTGCGACAATCCGGTCGCGACTGCGGTCATCACGGATTGTGCGTGTCCCGCGGCGCATGTTTTTGGCTCATAGAATCAACAACTTACGTGTTGGGGTCACGGTACGCTAACGTGGCCCCACGTTTTGTTCAGCAAAATGCAGCTCACCGTGTTTTGTCCAACGCTAAATTGATCCGCGATTCGCTGCTGCGAATAGTGACCACTGGCATACATGCGCCTGATCTCGCGGACTTTCTCCGCGTCGAGCTTCGCCGAGCCGTTTCTCTCGCCACGGCGATTGTTCGCGCCATTGTGGCCAGCCTTTCGCCACGCTTCGATTTTCGACGACTCAGCGATGTGACGCGGGCTGATGCAGGTGTGGTCTTGACAAGTCTGAGTGGCGAACGGCACAGCCTCTCTGCCATGAATCAAGCGAAATACGAGCCGATGGGCGAGAATGTTTCTGTGCGCGAGATCCCGCAAGCGAGGGAAGCCAGAGGCGTTCACGGGCCACGGCCAGAGGAGACATCCATCACTGTCGCCATGCTTTCTAATCGCTTCGACCAACCAAGCGTAGAGCGTTATGTCCAACTCGCGACCGTGCTTCACGGCGTAGCGCAGGCGTTTCGGAAGCGGGCCGGTGTACTGGTTGCGATGGTGTCCTCGGTCAAGCATGTCGCGGTTATTCTCTGCGACGGTACCGGCCACGATATGCAAAGGATTGAAACAAAGGGAAACGTCGCAGGTGTGGCGACCGCAGGGATTCGGCCAGACTCCGTAATGAAGTTTGTAGGCGAGACGATGCGCGAATACTTTAGGTCTCCCCGAACTCAACAGGTGAAGGGTTCCGTAGCCTCTTTGAGTTTCAAAGGGCCAAAGTATGCACTGATCGGTGAGCGGCTTGGACAGCTGATCCACAAGCCACTCGTAGCGCAATCGTTTGGTAGACTTGAATGGTGGCATCGTCTCTCCTCCCGTGAGAGCGGTGTCGGCCACGTCGCTGTTCGCAACAGTGCGTGGCCTTTTCTCTGTCCAGCTTAACACTTTCCCGATGGGATCACCACAACTCTTATGACCATCTCGCCCCGCCAGCTCCGTGCCCGCGCCCGCCTGAAAGACGTCATCCAGCGTGACGACATCATCAGCGACGGCCACGCGCCCAAACCCATCCAGCTCGCCCTGGCCCAGGTTGGCGGCCTCAATCCCCACGGCGAGCCGCGCTTCCGCCTGGTGCTGGCGCAATGCGTCATGGAGTGGCATGGCGGCGAGTTCATCGACTGGCCGAAAGGCACCGCGCTGCAAGAGCAAGGTGGAATGGTGTTTGCTGGCACCCAGCTCAAAACTCATCGCATCAAGATCCCGGAATTCACCAAACCCCTCACCATCCAGGCGCAGGTGCCGGTCATGGTGCCATCGACCACGCAGCCGATCCGCCGTTTTGTGGGCATGCGGAAAGTGAAGCGCTATCCCACCATCTACGGCTGGATCCTGCAAATGTGGCGTCCGGCGGGACACTTTGGGGCGCGGCATGTCTGGGAATCGTTTCTCTACCGCGGCAATCCCGCCATCCTGATGCTGGGCCCGTACCCCGAGCGCGGAGCCTACGAAATCGCCGGCGAGCGTGTCGAGCGCAACCATCAAGGCGTATTCCAGACTTACGACTCCTGGGAGAAGGTTCCGCCGATCAGCCTGCTCGAAGACATGATCCAGTTTCTTGAATGCGATCGCCTGAAGACGCTCGGAGCCAGTCCCGAGGCTCGTATGGCCATGCGGTTGAGCGAGTATCAGCGCCGCATGCGCATGCTCGAAGAGCAGGAACGTGAGCAGCAGTTGCAGTTTATTCGCGACACCATGAAGCCCTACTTAGGCTCAAGTTTGGCCGCCGGAAAGATGCGCACGGAGCTCGCAGACAGGGCAGGGATCAAGGAGCATGTTGGCAACTAAGGCCATCGCCGTCCTACTGCTGCTCTCGGCGGTCGCAACCGCCCAAGGCGGCCCCTACGCCGGTCCGTATGCGACCACCGGCCCGCAACTCTGCAAAGTGCAACGCGACTGGAAGAAAGCCGTCTGGCGGGTGCCACTGCACTTCGCGCTCAGCTTGCCCTTCGCGGCTGGGAGTCTGGTGATTCCGCCGATTGGCACGGCCTACATCCACTGGCGGCGCCGCGCGGAGAAGGCCGACCAGCAGAGCCAACGCGATACCGCGATGAAAGCCGCCGTCGACTTCTATAGCCAAACCGCGCTGGTGCGGGGAACGCTCAGGATTTACGGAATAAGGCCTTGAGGCGGCGATTCTCTTCGCCAGCGGCGTGCAATCTGCGACGCCAGTACCACAGTTGCAGCTTAACCCAGATCAGTTTTAGCAGGATCACCCACCAATTCTAAATCAGTCGCTTCACGTTCGCGACTTAAAACCAAGGACAACCCATGGCAACTAACGCAATCCCGCACATCGAAGAAGGTAACGCCCGCGCCGAAGTCAAGCGCTGGACCAGCCGCTCGGAAGCCAAGGAACTGCGCGGCATCGCCCACATTCACAGCCGCATGCGCTCGACCCGCTGGGATCCCATCACCCTCATCAGCTTCCATCCCTGGCCGCTGCATGCCTCGGGCTACGTTCACCACGACCTCCGCATTCCGCCAGCGCCCTTGCCGAGCGATGAAACCGCGCCCCGCATCCAGACCCTCGACGGCCGCGACCTGACTTACGCCATCTACGCTTTCACCGACTACAAAGTGGACGGCATTCCAAACGAGTCCGGTGATCGTACCTTTGAAGAGATGCTGCCGCTTTCGCAGGCGCTCGACTACGTCTACCAGCACAACAATTCCATGCGCAATAACGTCGGCGGAATGTTCTGCTACGTGGGCGTTGAGCCTCCGAACCACAGCCTGGGGAAAGAAGCCTACGTGCCCACCCAGAACGCCTATCTGCCGGAAAACTGCGCCCGCATGACGGTGAAAGAGGCGATCGAGCGGGTGCATGCCGACCAGCTGGCCTACTACATGAAGCAGCTCGACGAAGCTAACGACATCTTCGCCGACGAAGCCAAGTCCTGGCGCAAGGGCCAGCGGCGTTCCGAGATCACTCCCAACATGCGCAAGATTGTGACCATGTGCCGCGCCTGGGGAGTGATTGCCACCGACCCCGAGTGGTTCACCGCGAAGCGTACCGGGAAAGATGCGCGCCCGCCGCGCGAGTGCCCTTCCTGCGGGTTCGAGGCCAAACCGAAAGCCGTGCGCTGCACCAATGGCACTTGCAGCTACGTCTTCGACGCCTTTGAGGCTTTCGAGAAATATGTCATCGGGTTGGACACTCCCGGAGCTGGTCTCGCCTTCCGCCGCCTGACCGAAGCCCAGATCAAGCACCTGATCAAAGGCGGGATGTTTACCCGAGAGGCTTTGACCGCAGCCAACATGCCTGGATTCGAGAAGGAAGAAAAGAAGGTCAAAGCCAAAACTGACTGAGGAGCACTGCGGATGAAACGAACAATCATTAGTCTGCTGAGCACGTTGTTAGTGCTCGCCGGTGCCGCCTTCGCGGCCACCACCTGCAATTCGACCATCGGCACTCAGGGCTGCGCCGGCCAGCCCGTGGGCGCCATCTGTGTGCAGATATCGTTTGCGGCATCCACGCAGCCGCCGACAGTGGTCAGCTACGACCTTTACCGCGCGACGACTTCCGGCGCCGAGGGGACAACGCCCTACGCTACCGGACTGATATCAAACGGCGGAACAGTGGCCTTTCAGGACAACAACATTCCGGCTGGGGCAACCGCGCTCTATTACGAAGCGGCAGCTGTAGGCAGCGGAGGCTTAAAGAGCACACTCTCGGTTGAGGGCTGTGCTCAGGTGCCAGTGCCCCCTCAAGTACCTGGCCCGGTGCAAGCATCGCCGAACGCCAACTAAATAGCCGTGGTTCCTCTCATCATCAAGCGCGTGCAGTGGGAACTGCGCGACTTTGGAGCGACCTGGACGGATGCGGACTTCATCTGCCAGGTGCTCGCCATCAAGAATGACGATCTCGAGCAGGAACTCGAATCACTCGACCTGAACTTCGATACCCAGGTGGTCATCCTGCCGGCGGTCGCGGCCAATACCACCGACCTGTCGAGCTTTCAGGTGATTGGCGGGCCGCTCGCCTGCATGACGATGCCCATCACCATCGAATGGCGGCTGAGTGGCGAAAACCAGCAGGACTGGGAGGTGGTCGACCCAGTCGCAAAAGTGCTCGATACCGACACTGGCACCGGACTGCCGGGCGCGGCAGTCGCCTCGGATGCGATGGATGTTGAAAGCTGGGAGTGGCGCGATGGAATCATCTTCATCAGCCCGTCGCAGTCGGTGGTCGATCTCCGGGTGCGCTTTCAGGCTTTGCCCGCGAACCTCGATGCCGATTCCCCCAACCAGCCGATTCGCGGCGTCGTCAACATCCTCGTCTACTGGATTTGCTGGTCGATTGCGAAAAGCCGTGGCGGGGCAGCTTCGGCGGAAGCCGTGTCCTGGAAAGAAGAGCTAGGGCGCTCGAAGGCGAATTTCGAGAACAACCAGATCAAGCCTAAGCACGGCCAGCGGCAGCGGCTGGGGGGACGGCGCAGCGGCATGCGGCAAGGCCCGAACAGCTTCCGCATCCCGACCGGATAACAACGGGCGCGCCTTCATTTGGTGAATCGGCAGTTTATACGCGCGTCCGTGTCTGCGTTCTGAGCAACACTCACCGCATGATTGGATCGAGCTTCACGCGGCGATTTCATTTTACCTGAGTTTTTCTACCGGAGGCCACCATGTCAGTTTCGAGCATCACCCTCAAGCGCAAGGATCTAAGCCGTAACCACGCGACTCGCTGGATCGCCATCCAGTTAGGCGCGGGAAACTACGTGCAGAACGCGAATGGCGGCTTCCCGGTGGACTTCACCACCATGGCGAACCCGCAGAAAATCCAGAAAGGCAAGTTTGGAGGAGTCGCAAGCTCCCCGAATTCGATCCCGGCAACCGACGACATCCTGCCCGCGGACCTGGCGGGCTACCAGATCTACATCTCGCAGAACGCGGTCGCCCCCACGCTGAAGAATTACGTGCTCACCATCTTCCAGAGCACGCAGGAACTGGCGGCTGGAGCGATGCCGGCGGGATTACAGCTGACCGATATCATGTTCGAGATCATCACCCCGCTGAAGCGCGACTAGCGGCCGTAATCCCGCGAGCCTCCATTGAACACATCTGGGCTCACTCCCTGGAAGATTACGCGCTGGGGCGGCGAATCGGATTGGGACGATCCGACTCAAATCCCTAACGGTTTGGCGCTCAGAGCGCGTAACGCCCGGTTTCGCGCTGAAAGTGTGGCTTGCCGCTTTGGCCGCAAGAACACCATGAGCTACGCGACTCCGGCCGACATCACTGGCATGGAGTGCCTGAATGTGCTGGGCGCCTACGCCAAGCAGATTCCGCTGGTGTGGCTCTCGACCGGGGGCGCCGGCGGGACTGGCATCCTGCTCAAAGAATCGCCCGCAGGCTCAGGCACCCTGGTTCCCCTGACGCCACCCTTCGCCCTGCCCGGCTCGAGCCACCTGATGGCCGCACAAGCCTTCAACCGCGAGTACATGACGATCACCGATATGTTCAACGGCCTGGCTCTGCCCATGGTGCTCGATGGCCCCACCGGCAACTTCACTCCTGTTTCGCAAAACGCTCCGGGAGCGCTGTGGCTGCCGGCGACAAACTATTTTGCCGGCGACCTGGTACGCACTTCGGGCAACGCGCGGCGCTGGTTTCTCGCCTCGAATGCCGGGATATCGGGAGTCAATGAGCCCAACTGGCCAACCTTCGATGGCTACTTCCAAGGCACCGCGTTCACCGCATCGTTCGTGGTCGACAATGCCGGCCCCAACCAGATCAGTTGGACGGAATGGACCCCCGGCATCACTGCCTATGTGCCCGCCCCGGAGGCTCCTGAACAGATTCTCTCGATCAAAGGCGAAGCCGGCGCACCTGGCGGAACCATCGGCAACGGCCTCGATGTGTATGTCGCAATCGCCTACGAGAACGCCAACGGGGAAAGCATCTGGACCGTTCCCATTGTGTATTCGAACACCGCCGCGAATGACGTTCTCGAAGTCTTTTTCCAGAAAAATGGCGAAGTGCCCGGCCCGGTTGTTCCCGCCACTTACGGCGCCGCCGGCTATGGCGGCCCGCGCATGCCGAGCTGGCTGGCTTCCATCTTTTTCCCGCTGGTTGGCGGGACTCCGGCGGTCGATCCTTCGACTGACCCGCTTATCGCCTGGCCGGCGGCGTTTGCCTGCATGAATGTGTATGTAGCTTCAGTCGCTCACTCGGCGGCCGCGCCGACCACTTATAAGCTCTACGCCGCCGCGCAGAGTCCAGGAGCGCCAGTCATCATCACCGCCATCAGCGGCACCGGCGCGCATACCCAACTCACGGTATCGACGGCACCCCTGACCGGCCTGCTCTTTCTCGGCGAAAGCGGCAAACGCAATCTGGTGGTGCTGCGCGACGACTACAATGACAGCCTCTCGCCAGCCGATCCCGGCGCCGTGCTTTCCGCCCAGTTTCTTGGCAGCTTCAGTGCCAACATTACCGCCATCGCCCGCAACGGCGCGGGCCTGGTGACGGCGGAACTCGATGACATCACCCAACTCGCGGTCGGGCAGGAGCTGTTCGTCGCCAACGCTTCCGACGCCACGCTCGATGGCGGCGCCTTTGCCTTGCTCTCGATTGTTCCTTCCGTGCTGCCCGCCGGAGCAGTGACCTGGCAAACCTCGACCATGAGCGGAACCACCGGCAGCGCCCAGGGCACCATAACCACCGTTCCCGGACCGCCGCCCGTCGTAGTCTTGCCGCCCGGCTATAACGATGCGCTCGATGTAGTGGCTTTGACGGTGGCGGGCGCGGGCACCGCCGGGCCGTTTACCTGGATTCCCGAAGCTATTCCCGCTGCCATCTTTTCGACGGTAGTGACCTCCTGCACCGCCGCCAATGGCGGGATCACGTTGAATGTCAAAGACCCTTCCGGGATCTCGCTCGGCGATATCGTCATCCTTGGCAGCATTCCCGCGCCTTTGAACAACCTCGATGGAGTGCAGTTTGGAGTGGCCGCCATTACCGGCAACACGGTGCTTTTGGCCGATATCACCACTTCGACCGGCTCAGTCACTAACATCAATGGCACCTTGACCGTGCAGCAGGTTTTGCCCACGGCGCAGCCACCTTCGGCGTTTAATCTCACCATCGCCAACATCACCGCACTGCGCCTGCTCGCGAACGGCCAGGTGATTGCCACGGTCGACGATGCCAGCTTCGTGGCTCCCGGCATGCGCATCGCGGCGTTTTCCACTGGAGATGCGACCCTCGATCGCCAGATTGGCGAGTTGCAGACGGTTACTCCGGCGCTGGTCGGCAATGGCGGCGTCGTCACCTGGCAGTCGACCATCCTGGGAGCGCCCTTCACTGGAACCGCCGGCGTGCTGATTGGGGCCCCCGGCATCATCCTGAATTTCGATGACAATACCCTCGCCGACTCCGGCGCCGACTCCGGCGATGTAACCTCGCAGCTCACCGCCATCGGCGCCCCCAAATCCATCGACATCGCTTTCTCGGAAAGCCAAAACCGCGTGGTCTATACCCCCGGAGGGGCCAGCACGCATTATTTTTCGAACATTGGGGACGCGGAAAACATTCAAAGCCCAGACGGGATTCTTGCGGTCAACGACAACGACGGCTATCCCACCATCTGCTTCCGCGAAATGCAGAACGGAGAACTGCTGTCACTCAAGGAAAATGGCGGCTTTGCCATCACTCCGAGCGATCTCCCGCCGGCGCAGTGGGGCGTAGGCAACCGCTGGCGCAAACGCGGCCCGGTTGGTCCCGACGCCTGCAAAGTCGCCAAAGATTTTATGATCCTGTTCTCGCGGCGCACCGGACCTTATCGCTACTTCGAAGGCGAGCTGACCTGGATAGGCCACGAGAAGCAAGCCACCTGGGACACCGTCAACTGGGATGCCTCGCGGGAAGTCTCCATCGAAATCGACGAAGACAACCATCGCGTGTTCTTCCTGCTGCCGTTGAATGGCGCGACTACCTGCAACACCGTCATGTGTCTCGACTACTCGATGGGCTGGCAGGATCCGCTGATTGTGATGCTGGATGGCTCGGTCAAGCCCAACCGCTACTCCCGCCGCTGGTCGACCTGGCCGCTGGCCTGCCGCAAGGTGCGCTACATGCAGCGCACGCTGGCGGTCAAAGTCGATCCCCGCATCAACAAGTTCCAGCCGCTGTTTGGCATCGCCGCCGGCACCCTCAATCTCGCCGCATCGCTGGTGCAGATGGAAGTGCCGGACAGCTATCAGGATGACAGTTTCACCGGCGGTGCCGCGGTTGGCATCGACTTCCAGTATCTGCCCGCGTTTGCGCGCTCGATGCCGGCGGCGGGACAAAGCCCCGCCACCGGCGCCGGCATTCTGAGCTGGGAAATGGTGACCGGCCGGGCACGCGGCAATGGCGCCATGGTGATGACCCAGACCACCGATGACCCGACCTTTGGGGTGGCGGCAACCAAAGTGCCCAGTGTGGCTTTGACGGTGCCCGTTGGGAAGACGGCGGGCACGCCCATCAAGTTTGCGAAGAGTCTCGGCGAGGTGATGGAGAAAGAGCTGTTCTCGCTCAATTTCAATAACGCGGCGGTGGCCGGCAGTTGGGCCGAACTCCACGAAATCACCATCTGGTCGAAAGAGAAGTACCCCTGCCGGCCGGCGGAGTCATCCGGGGTATGAGCACCGCCAAAATCAAGCCCAGCGATGCCGCCCAGGCGGCAGTCAAGGGGCGCAGTTTCCAGTTGCAGCAGTTGCTCGAAAACAACGAAGCCCGGATATCGAGTCTCGAAACCAAGACGGGAGCATTACTGTCGACGCCGCCGCAGGCGGCAGTTTCGGTCTCGGCGGTGACTGGCTCGGGGCGCTTCGTGATCCGTATCACCAACCCCGAGTATGTCAACCGCGGCAACCTGCCCAAAACCCCGTTGCTGCATCTGGTGGAGTTTTCGACGCGGCCGGATTTTGCTTCGGGCATGATCGCCTTCCCCATTTCGACGCAGACCTACTACACCGTGCCGGTTGAAGATGTAGGCGGGAAAGTCGGATCGCCGCAGACAGGCTACTTCCGGGTGCAATCCAGTTTCGATGGCGAGAACTTCAATCCGCCCATCCGCAGCGGAGTGGTAACCGCGTGAGAAAACCGCGCGTGGTGTGGAGCTGGTACTGCAAGGAAGACGAGGCCGAACGGCTGCTGTTGCACGCCGAACTCGAACGCCGGATAGGGCGCAGGCTCGAATGCTCGGAGCTGCTCGAAGAGCCCATCATCGCCGCCGTGGTCGGGCGGGTGGATGGAGTGCTCCGTCATGTGCTGTTTCTCGAAGCTGAAGCGGAATTGCAAAGCGGAGCTGCCAACGTGCTCGCGCCGGCCGAACTGGCGGAACCGCTGCACATGCTGACCGCGGCGGCCCAGTTCTATCGCCTGCGGGTGGTGAGATCGTTTGTGCCGGCCGCCATGATGTGGCCAGCAAAAGGCAGCCGCAAGCCGGCAATCGCACGCATTTTCGAGAAGCTCGGCTTCACCCAGGAAGACCCCGAGCTGCTCACCCAGTTCTATAAGTGGCTCCCGCAACTGAAGGCCAAGGCGAAAGCACAGGTGGCCTAAATGGCTCGTACCGGGCAATCTCAAGATACCTCGCAGTCGAGCACGATGACGGCCAACCAGGGCACCGCCTTCGGGGCCGGGCAAGGCTACATCTCGCAGTTCGGAAACAACCTGAAAAAGCTCGAGAGCGGGCAGGATGTAGCTCCAAACCCCTGGCAGAAGCCGGCATATCTTTCGAACGTCAACCGCCTGCAATCGGGCGCACTGAATGCCAACAAGAACGCCACCGACCAGCAACTGGCGGCAGTCAACCGCCGCACCGGCGGGATGAATAACGCTTCCGCCTACGGCGCGATCCGCGACACCGGGTTGCAGACCGGACGGCTGGCAGATCAACTCTCCGCCGAACGCGCCGCCGGCGACTACAACAAAAACGTCGCCTACCAGACCGGCATGGCAGAAATGCCGCTCGCGGGCGCGCAAGCGGAAAGCCCGTACTACTCGACCTCAGTGGGTGGGACGGACGCTTCGAATCAAGCGCTCACTCAGCTGGGAATTGCGGCGTATGGCCCATGGAACTCGCTGATTCAGGGCGTCACCAGCGGAGCGGCAAGTGCAGGACGGGGCTCCTAGGGAGCTATAAATGGCACTCGATCAAATCCCCGAAGGACTGAAGGCGCTTCTGGCCGCACGCCCAGCCATGCAGCCGCCCAATGGCGCAGCCGCGCCTCCGGGATTCGCGCCCGGCTCGACACCGTACCCCGGAGCCGTGCCGGGAGCCATGCAACCGCCAGCAGCAGCTCCGGCAGCGGGAATGACACCTGCGGTCACGCCAGCCGTCACCGCCGAACGGGTTCCGCGCGCAGCCGGGATGCCGTCGGATGATCCCGCGCTAGACCCGAACGCCGTCTCGAATAGCCCGGAGATGCAGAATCTCCGCAACATCACCAGCAAGATGCAGGACTTGGGAACGCAACGCGCAGCCCTCAAGCCTCCATCGGCGGAACAATATAAGCCTGCGCTCTGGAAGCGGATTGGCACGGCAGCTGCGTCGGTGATTTCCCCGCGCGCGGGAAACGCCTTACATGATCTCGAATGGGGAGGATATAACCGCGCGGAAAACGATTACCAGCAGAAGTCTGGCGCCCTCGATAAGCAAATGGCCGCCGAACGCGAGCAACTCGCCCCGGCAGAAGCTGCGGCCAAAATCACCGGCGAAAACTGGGAACGGCGCTACAAAGTAGCCAACCTCGACCGGGAGACCCAGCGCGACCAGAGCAACGCCGAGTACAAAAACAACATCGCCGACATCAAGCAGCAGATCGCGACGAACAACTTGCAGGGAGCGCAGGACAAGCTGGATCAGGCGCAAAAGGCCCTAGAGGTAAAGCAGAAAAATGGTGAGGACACGCTGGCGCTGCGGAAGGAGTTGCTCGAATTCCGCGAACAACTGGCGGGCAAAGCCAAACCTGCCCAGTTCGCAGGGGCGGAAGCGAAGAAAGCCAGCGCGCTCACCAAGGCCCACAACGAGTACGTGAAAGCCACACGCAACCTGAGTCTCACACCCGACGAGAAGGGCGAATACAACCAGCTTGACATCAAGGCCAACCAGGACGCCCACGACGATTTCATGGAAGCGCAGCAGCAGGCGCAGGATGCCTACGAAGCTGAGATCACCGCCCTCGGCGGAACGCCAGCACATCAGGATGTGACCGCCTGGAATGGGAAGCCCGCGCCGAAGACGCCACCCCCAGCCGCCGCGCCAGCAGCGAAACCGGCAGCGGCGCCACAGGCCGAGACTCCGCAGTTCCCCAAAGACTTTTTCAAAGGCAAGGAAAATAAGCGAGTCACCGTCGATGTCGGCGGTGGCCGCACCGCGAAATTCGATATTCAACCCGACGGCACGCCGAAACCTGTCGCAGCCGCGGGCACACCCTAAAAGGAGAACTTGTCATGCACCAGCCCGTAAAGATCGGCTCCGCTGTCCACTATTTCCGCACCCACCCCGAAGCCCAGTCGCTCGATGCCTTCCTGCTCGCCTATGACGTTTTGCCCGCCAGCGCGAAGGATGATGCCGTCCCGACTGCGAAGCTCGCCATCATCGAACCCAAGAATTTTGGCCTGCTGCGCGATGCCAACTGGGTTGACGCCTTCAGTGTCGTCGATCAGGTGCCGTATCAGCCGACGGGCGAGTACTATCACGGCTGGTCGGAAACGAGCGATCAGGCCCGAGTCGCACAACCCGAAGCCGCCGTCGATCAAGGCAGCGAAGCGCTGTTCGCAAAGGACGCCGAGATCGAGGCACTACGAAAAACCAATCTCGAACTGGGTGGCCACATCGTCGAGTTGCAAGCCCAGATTGCCGCCTACGACAAAGGCCCAGACCCTGGCGGCCAGCCCTCCGCGATCGCGCCCGCCGCCGTCGGCGAAGCAGGCCAGGCGGAACAGGTCAACGTCGAGACTGCCATGGGCAGCGACAACCTGGTGCAGATGCCGGATGCCAGCAACCTCGGCCCGACATCCTAGCGTTCCACGTGGAACATCGTGACTGGCGGGGGATATCACAAATTGTTGATTTCGTGATATTTCCCGCTGTGAACCTCAACCTGCTGTGCCCGACCCCACCTATCAGATTGTTGGCGAAGAGCCCATCCCTGCGCCCAGCGCTCAACCCCGCCCTTCCTCCGCCCCGAAGTTCCAGATAGTCGGCGAAGAGCCGATTCCGCCCGCTGTAGCCGCAGCCCCAGCCCGTCCCAGCATCCTTCACCCCGAAGTTCTGCCCCCCGCCCAGCGCACCGGTTCCAGCTATCAAGCCGCTCCGAACCAGCCCACGCCCGAAGAACGTCTCGGCGAAATGGTGCCGCAGGCGGCGGTGCCCGCGCTGGATCTGGCGAACCGCACACTGGTGCAGCCGTTCGAACGCGCAGCTGCGCGCACCGCGAAGGCTGGCGGCGAGATTGCCGAGGGCGCGGCTTCAGTTGTGTTGCAACCGATTCTCCGGCCAGAACTGAAACCGGGAGCGCCCCAAGGCGATGCGGTCAAAGCGATGGAGTTTTATGCCCCGAAGACCATGGGAGCCATCAAGGGTGTCGGCGAATTCGCTGGCGGCACGGTCGGCGATGTGCGCAACTGGCCTTTCTTCGCGAGCGCGGCCGCCCGACCCATCCTGCAAAAAATCATCAGCGGCGGTTTCCGCACCATGCTCGGCGCGGGCGCGATCGACGGAGCCAAGCAGCTCCACGACCACTGGGATGAACTCACCCCCATGGAACGCTCGGAGATTGCCACCAAGACCGGGCTGAGCGCCTACTTCGCCGCAGACGCCAACCGGCTGCGGCCCAAGTTCTCCATGGAAAGCGGTCCGGAAGGGACTCGGGCGGCTGCAACCGTTGCCAATGGCCGTGCTGGCGCTGGCATCGCGGTCACTCCTGAAGAAATCCGCCTGCGCGGTGGAGTAGGGTCGTTTCGGGGTGAGACTGTCATCCCTCGGGGAAATCGGCCTGCGGGTCCCGGTTTGGAGCCTCCCACCATCGAAGGCCAGCAAACCGCCCCTGCAGGGCCGCCCGACAACGGAGCCAGCGCTCTGGTCGCCGCCGCCGCCAAACGCACCGCAGCCGCCCGCGTGGTGCGTGGCATGCCCCCTGTAGAACCGGAGCCAACCCCGCAAGGCCCACCTCTGCCCCAGGACATCCAGCAGGGCCACATTTCCTCGGATACGGTCTCTGGAATCGCCAAACTGCTGGTCAAGCTGCCGGAGAACCTGCGCGCCCAAGGCGTCATGGAAGCCCATGAAACCCTGTCTAAAGTGTTGCTGCAACAGGGGAAAATCGTTGGGCCAGACGGCCAGTTACACATTATCGAAAATGAGAAACAAGCCGCCTCGGTCGCCCAATCGATCATCAACGACGAAGTTGCGCGCCAGGAGAAGGAATTTGCCCGGAACTCTGGGGAGACGGGCAAATCGGGGGCAGCTACCAAACCGGCGGCTGCCCCCAAGGAAACCAGGGGGTCACGGCAAACCCGTAGCGGGCGTGCCGCCGAGCTCGGGCAAGCTCAGCCTGCAATTCTAGCCGAAGAGCCAATCCCAGCGTCCACGAATGTGGATGTCGCACCTACAATCGTGGGCGAAGAGGAGATACCCAGTGAAACTTCGAAGCCAGCGGTACTCGCAGCAGACGAGCACGATCGAGCTAATCAGCGCGAGGACGTTTCGACTGCTGCTGCCGGATCCACCGCCGCCGCTGCCGGAACCAACCTGCCTGAGCGAAACATTGACACTCGAACAGGTGGCGGAGAAGTATCTGGAGCTGCTGCCCCGGGCCAAGGAGTTGCTGGAAGCTTCGCAAAGGGCAGCCGGATCCAAATCGGCGCCGCCGGCAACACCGAAGCCGAAATCAAGCACGATGGCCTGATCGGCGGGCTGCGCACGGTGCGGGTGAAATTCGACGAGCCTACCCAGCTGCCCTGGATGTCCGAGCCGAAATCGACTACCACCATCCCCAAGCGTCACCACGCGACACTCTCCGCCGCCGGCGAGAAGCAAGTTGAGCAAACCGCCAAGACTGACATCAAGGCCGGAGAGATCATATTCGGGCGTCATGGCGCCACCAAACTCGACCAAGCCGGAGGAAGAGAAACTGTCGCGGGTTGGTCGGATGAGAGTCTTGATGAGCGTGGCAAAGCCGCTGCCCAGAAGATGGCGGCGGACCTGAAAGGGAATCCACCCACTGCCATCGTGACATCAGACTTGCCGCGCGCGAAAGAGACCGCCGACATTGTCGGCAAAGCTCTGGGCGTACCCGTCGAAGCCGACGAACGGTTGCGGCCGCAGCGTATGCCGGAAACCGAAGGCAAGCAGGTTTCCGACATCCAGCACATCCGGGATCACTACAAAGCCCATCCTGACGAAGTGCCGAAAGGCGGGGAATCCTATAACCAGGCCAAGGAGCGCCAGGACGAAGCGCTCGCCGAAATCGAGGGCATGGCGAAGGCAGGCAAGCGGCCACTGGTGGTGACGCACTCGACCAACCTCGAAATGGAGTTGGGAGAAAAGCCGGAGCCGGGCGGGATCGTCACCAAGAGCATGGGCCTCAAGGGCGGAAGTTCCGAGCCAGCCAAAGGTGCCGTCTTCCCGGCAAAGCGGAACATCACGCAGCACGGCTTCGATCACTCGATTGAGACGGGCCCGGACGTTGGGCAGAAGGTGCGGGCGGAGAAGCCGGCAGTACCGCGGGGGGCAGGAACAGTCCGACTTTACCGCGGTGAAGCCGACAAACCTGAGACGCTCTACAAATTCGGATCAACCCAGGCCAACATTCCCAAAGAGAGCGAAGCTGCCAAAGCTCTAGAAGCCGCTCGGGCCCGCATCTCGAAAGCGGACCTCGCTGGAGACGGCAAAGATATCGGAGAGGGCGGAAATCATGTAACGGTACGCTACGGGATCAAGGGCGACGACGTCGAAGGCGTCAAGAAGTATCTGGCAGGCCTCGCGCCGTTCGAGGCTACGCTCGGGAAAACTGACAAGTTCCCGCCCAGCGAGCACAGCGACGGCGCCGCCGTCATCATCGCACCGATTGAGGCGCCGGAGTTGCACCGGATCAATGGGGAACTGGAGAAGCATGGCGATTTCAAAAAGCCCGACTTCGAGTACCGACCTCACGCAACTATAGCCTACGTCCGCCCCGACCGAGCAGAGAGGCACGTCGGCATGGAGTTGACCAAGGGTAAACAGTTCACAGTTAGTGAAATCGCGATCACCGATCGGCAGGGCAAGCAGGAGGTGGTCAAGCTCGCGGGAGAGAAGCCCGCCAAGTACGTGCTGCCCAGCTTCGTGACGCATGGGCTTAAGAAAGGCGAGGAGAAGCCGAAATTCACCGTCAAGAAGGCCGACATCGTTCCCACCCCGGAGGGCAGCTACGAAGCGCGGCCGCACGCAGAAGAGCCGAAGAAACCCGGCTGGGCCGACATCCAGAAAGGCAAAACCAGCAAAGGCGCCGCCGCTCTCACCGAACACCTGCTGGAGAAGATCGCCGCCGGTGAAATGCCGAAAGACAACCCAGCGCTGAAAAAGCTCGTAGACGCCTTCGACGGCAAGCCTGCGGACCCGGCTCGAATGAAGCAGGCGCAGGAAGCACTCGAAGTTGCCGTGGTCCAGCGCGCGCGCGATATCGTTGACGCAGGTGAGAACACACGCGAGACCTTCGACAAACTGGTCGATCTCTACAATTCCCAGCCAAACCTGAACATCCGTACCTCGACCAGCATCGAGAACCAGGCCTACAGCACACCCGCGCCGCTGGCCTACCTCGCGGACAAATTGGCGGGAGTCGATAAGAACAGCAGTCTCTACGAGCCGACTGCCGGCAACGGCATGCTCACCATCGCAGCGAACCCCAAGAAGACGCGGGTGAACGAGCTCAACCCGGAGCGCATGGCTGCACTGCAAAAGCAGGGATACCAGGAAGTCACCCAACGGGATGCCGCAGAGGCGTGGAGCCCAGCACATAAGGCCACTCTGGGTAAGGCATACGACGCGGTTGTGGCCAACCCGCCGTTCGGCTCGGTGAAAGACGCCCAGGGCAAAGCGACGAAGGAACGTGTAGACGGCTACAAGATCGGCCAGATCGACCACCTGATTGCAGCTCGAGCCCTTGACGCCATGAAGGACGACGGGAAGGCTACCCTGATCCTCGGAGCCAACAAGTTCACCCCCGGCGGCCAAAGCACCGATGACAATATCTTCCTAAATTGGCTCTATTCGCACTATGATGTGAGTGGGCATTTCGAGATCGAGGGAAAACTCTATGGGCGCCAGGGTGCGGCGTGGCCAGTTCGGGTTATCGCGATCGGCGGAAGGCAAACATCTTCTGCAATCGCCCCTCCGGTTGAAAGCATCCAACGACTAGAGTCATGGGATCAGGTGTATGAGCAGTTCAGTGAAATCATGGCGGCCGAGCCCCGACCTGCACGGGAGCGAGGGGCTGACAGTTCCCTACAGCGGCAGCCAGCCGATGAATCGCAGCCTGTACGAAACACTCCTGGAGCAGCGCCTGAGAAAACTGATCGAGGACGACCCGGAGCAGGCGCAGCAGGTGCTGTCGAGCGATCCGGAGAATCTGTCGGACCTGTATCAGATCGCAATGCAGGACGAGACGGAAGAGTGGCCGTCTCAGATCCTAGCCTGCGGCCAGATGCAGACATTGCTCACTCGGATCGACTGGAAAAAGGGCACAAGCCTGAGTCTCGACCCGAGCGAGTTGCCAACTCTCGACCAGATAACGGAAGCCCTAGCGCAATAAGTCCGAAGTCGAACGACTTCCAAACTCCCTACACCCCGGCCTCGGAGAAAAAAGACGCCAACGTCCTGATCCCGGTAAACATGAAATCGCCTCTGGAGCAGGCGATGAACGTCCTCGAAGATGAAGTCGGCAACCTCGACAAGTACGTGGCGAAGGAACTTGGCTATCCCTCGGTCGACGACCTGCACAACGCTTTTATGGGGTTGCAGGTTGACTCGGTTGCCGCAGCTATCCACGAAATCCAGCAGGGCAAAGCCATCGTCATTGCCGATCAGACCGGCATCGGCAAAGGACGCCAGGCTGCGGCCATCATCCGCTGGGCCGCCAAGAAAGGCGATATCCCCGTCTTCATCACCAAAGCGCCGTCCCTGTTCACCGATATGTACGGCGATCTCTCGGACATCGGAACGGATGACGTGAATCCCTTCATTGTGAATTCAGACGAGTGGATCACGCGCCCGGACGGCAGCCGCGCCTTCGCCAACAAGCCCAATCATCGAAAGCTGATAGAGCAGATTCGCAACACTGGGACGCTGCCCGCCGGCCGCAACGCGGTGTTTCTGACCTACTCGCAGGTCAATGTGCACAACGCCCAGCAGGGAATGCTTATGTCGCTGGCGCGGAAAGCGATCTTTGTTCTGGACGAATCCCACAACGCCGGCGGTTCGTCGAACACCGGCGACTTCCTTCGTGGCCTGCTGGCCGACGCCAAAGGCGTGACCTACCTCTCGGCCACCTACGCAAAGCGCCCCGACAACATGCCGCTTTATTTCAAGACGGACATGGGCGAAGCCATCGGCGACAGCGGCACACTGGTGCAGGCCATGAAAGACGGCGGCCTGCCCCTGCAAACCGTGGTCTCGAACAATCTGGTGAAGGCTGGCCAGATGTTCCGCCGGGAGCGTTCCTACGACGGCATCAGCATGGCGACCAAGGTGGATACCGAGCACCGGGCCGAACACACCAAGATTGCCGACGGTGCCACCAGCGCCCTGCGCGCGATCGTGGACGCCGACAAGTCCTTCCATACGACCTACGTCGGAGAGGCACAGAAGGCGGCTGTCGCAGAGAACAAGGCCAACAAAATCGTTGGCGGTGGAAACGAGGCCGGCAAGTCGGTACACCACACCGAGTTCTCCTCGGTGGTTCACAACTTCGTGCGCCAGATGCTGCTGGGCATCAAGGCCAACACCGCAGCCGATGATGCGATCGCGTCAATCAAGCGCGGCGAAAAGCCAGTCATTGCCGTCGATAACACGATGGGTTCATTCCTCTCGGCCTACGTTGGCGACAAGGGATTACAGCCCGGAGATCGGCTTGAAGACTTCGACTACCGCAACGTGCTCTCGCGCGCCCTTGATCGCAGCCGGTACTTGCAGATCACCGACGCCATGGGCAACAAAACCAAGAAGTACGTTCCCCTCGACGAACTGGATCCCGTGACCCGGCATGCCTATGATGACGCCCAGAAGACCATCGACAAGCTGAAGATTGATCTTCCGGTGTCACCGATCGACTGGATCCGCCAGCGCATCGAGGATGCGGGCTACACCGTGGCTGAAATCACCGGCCGCAATCTGTCCGTGGACTACAGCAACCCAGAGCAGCCGAAGCTGTCGCACGTCCCGCTGAAGGAGCAGAACGATAAAGTCGAGACCATTCGCCGGTTCAACGATGGCCGCCTGGATTCCCTTCTGCTGAATGTGGCTGGCTCGACGGGCATCAGCGCCCACGCTTCCGAGAAGTTCAAAGACCAGAAGCCGCGCCATATGATCGTTGCCCAGCCGGCGCAGGACATCAACATCTTCATGCAGATGCTGGGGCGAATCAACCGCACCGGCCAAGTGCGGCTACCCGGATACACCATCCTCAACGCCGACCTGCCGGCAGAGAAGCGCCCGACGGCCCTGCTGTCGAAGAAAATGAAGTCGCTGAACGCGAACACTTCGAGCAACACAGAATCCGCGACCTCGGTAAAAGCCGCGGACATGCTCAACAAGTACGGCGATCAGATTGTCGGAAACTATCTCGGAGACAACGCGGAACTCGCGAGCATGCTGCACGTCACTCCGCTCAACGAGGACGGCAGCCCGACTGAGGACATCGCCCGCAAGGCAACTGGGCGGTTGGCGATCCTTCCGGTCAAAGTGCAAGAGGCGTTCTATAACGAGGTCGAGCAGCAGTACAACGACTATATCGCTTACCTCGATTCAACCAACCAGAACGAGCTCGAGCCGAAGACCTTCGATTACGACGCCAAGGAAACCCGCGGCTACGAACTGGTGGCGGCGACCAATCCCGCTTCACCCTTTGGCGAAGCCGCAACCTACGGGGAGTACTCGATCAAATCTCAGGGCAAACCGCTGGCTCCCGATGAAGTCACCGCCAGCATCAAAGAGCACCTCGACGGCAAGACGCCATCCGCGCACTCAAAAGAGCTGATCGAGAAACTAGACGGCGAGCTCACGTACTACAAACAGACCCTCGACCCAGCGAGCCCCACGGTGGGGCAATCTGAAATCGTTGCGCGCACGGCGCGGGACTTCATCCGCGACCACGAGATCGGCTCAACCTGGCGCGTCGAAATCAATGGCGATCTCTATAACGCCGCCGTTGTCAATATCCGCAGCACCCACAAAGGCACCGGCAATCCGTTCGCTCTCAGTAAAATCAACGTCACGTTGGCGACGAACGGCTCCCTGCGGACACTCGCCGTTCCAGCCACGCAGGTGCAGCGCATCGAGGAACGGAAACTCTATGACAAACCGGAGGACATTTTCCGCGGCACGAAAGCCGAGACCCGCGAGACTGCCAAGATCATCACCGGCAATCTGCTGGCAGCCTATGGCGAACTGACCGACACGCGCGGCACGATCATCAACTTCACCAAGGCCGACGGCACAACTGAGCAGGGCATTCTGCTGCCTAAGAAGTTCGACTTCAGCAAGAACACCAAAGGCGATTACCGGCTGCGGGACGCCGCGCACGCGCTGAAGTTCCTGCGCAAGACCGTCAACCCGCGCATCGAGGACATGGGCATCGCCAGCCGCGATGGAAACGTGCGCGTGGTCAACGATGCCGGAAAGCTCGCGATCGTAACGCCGAGAGCCAAGGCGCGCGGCGGCAAGTACTTCCTGGACCACGGCATCACCGACCTAACCGGCGATTTTGTTTCGCAGCAGAACACGATGCGGGCGGCTATCCCCAAGGGGAAGGAGACACAGGTCATCGAGGAGCTGCTGAAGAAAACCACGCTCTACGCCTCTCCCAGCATGGCCGAAGAAGCGAAATCGTTCGCACCGAAGGAAGCACCCGCACCGAAGGCAGAGAACCTGCTGACCGGCGAGTCGGGAGAAGCCAACCTCTCGAAGCTCGGCGAAGCGGCCGTCGACGCCGCCGGCGCTGTAAAGTCTTACTTGACAGACGTCAAAGCCGCTACCAAGATCGCCCGCGACATCGAGCACCAGCTCGAAACCCTCGAAACCCGCAAAGATGCCCGCAAACTGCGCGCCCGCGATGCCTTCCTCGAAGCCAAGAAAGCCGGGCTGACCAAGGCCGATGACGAAGCCATCTACCACCACCTCGAGGACCAGGAAAGCGACGAACTCACCGACGCCCAGGAGAACCGCTTCGATGACATGCTGCCGATCGCGGAGCGCAACGAGAAGGCCTACACCGAACTGACGGCCGGCGGCGTGCCCCTTGAGAACTACGTCCACCGCACGGTGAAGGGCAAAGGCGGCGCGCTCGATCGCATCGCGCAAAAGATTCGCACCAGTGTGGGCGGGAAAGGCCTCTCGAAATCCGCGCCCCAGACGAAGACCCGCACCATGATGGCCATCGAGAATGATTCCGGGGACCGGCGCGTCATCTCAATCAAAGGCGGCCACGCGACCATGTGGCAGGAAGGCGAACCCACCGAACTCGGGGAGATCAAGAACGCAAACGGCCGAACCGACGAAGAGAATGAGACCTTCCCTGAAGGCCAGCCAAATTCCGCGTTCTACGATAAGGGCAAGATCGTCGAAGGGCCGGACGGCTACGACTGGAAGGTGGTACAGGCGACCACGCGCGAGATCGAGGACAACACCGACATGGAATATTATCATTCGGCGCTGGCGTCTCTGCTCGTTTCCAATATCCAGTTGGAATCGGCGCTCGATGCGATGCACTTCATCGAAGGCCTGAAAGCCTCGCCGGAATTCAAAGACATTGCCTGGAAAGGCAGCGGCAATCCGCCCAAGGGCTGGAAGTCCACGCAGCTCCCGCAGTTCCATGGCTACTACTTCGAGCCCCGGACGTCCGAGGTCCTTGATCGCTACGCCGACAGCCTGAAGGGTGGAGAGGCGAACGTGCTCGACCAGGTCGGCAAATTCATGCGCCTAGTGATGTTGCTCAACCCTCTCATGCACGCCGGCAACGTCGGCATGGACTGGCTGGTCGAGAAAGGCCTGCACGGGTTTTTCCCCACCAACTACGTGCGCATGTACCGCACCAGCTCGAAAGCGCTGCATGCGGTGCTCACCAAGAACGACGATTTCAAGGCTGCGCTCGATGCCGGCGCCGCGCTGCAATCCCACCGCGAACTGACGCAGGATGTCACCAAGCTCTTCTACGAACGGCTGGCCGAGGGATTGGGCAAGAAAGAACCGTGGGCCATGCGCATCGCCGACGCGATCGGACTCACGGAGGCCAAGTACGCCTACATCCTGGGCCCGCTGAAGACGCTCTCGAACTTCGTGGCGTGGCATTCCAGCGATTTCTTCCTGTTGCAGTCGGCCTATGAGAAGCAGGCAAAGGGTATGTCGTTCGAGGATGCGCTGGCGGACACGGTCCGCATATTGGCCGACTACCGCGTGCCCACACGCATCGCCGACAGCACTATGCTCTCGAAGGCCTTCCGCAGCCCGAAAGTGTTCATCTTCGGCCCTTGGCACTACCACCTGCTTAAAGCACCCTTCGAAATGGGCAAGGCGGCGCTGGGACTGAAAGAGCCCACCGGCGACAACTCCAAAGCGGGCGAAGTTGGTACTGCCTGGTCGCAGTGGGCCATGCTGGCACTGCTGATGTACGGCATCCTGCCTTGGCTCGACGACAAAGCCAAAGAACTCGGCCACGATGCGCATCTGGCGGTGAAGCGTTTCGGCTTGGTCGGCTTCATGGAAGCCGTCGACAAGATGGCCCGCCGGGAAGCCGGGGTCGGCGCCACCGCCCAGCGCGTGCTGATGCCGAGCCCGCTGCTCAAGGGTGGCATGGACCTGCTGAACAACCGCGAGTCGTATTCCGGGCGAAACATTGTCGATCCGCACGCGACCTGGTCGACGCAGCGCGACGAACTCGGCCACTACGTCATCGGCGAAATGGGCCAGATCGGGCAAGCCGAACGGGCCTGGTCAAGCGCCGAGCAAAGAAAGAAATTCTGGCTACAGCAGTTGGGACTGAAGAGCGTGAAGACTCCGGCCGAGCGTGTCGCCGCGGATATCGCCATGACGAAAGTCGGCACTGAGGCAGTTGATCCCGAAGAGCAGCAAGTCTACAGCCGGCGCCGGGAGATTCTCGACGCACTGCGCAAGGGCGATTCGAAGCCTCTATCCGAGGCCCGCGCCAAACACCAGATCACGCTCACCCAGGAAAAGCAGCTCCGGGAACGCGCCCGGCTGACTCCGTTGCAGGATACGGTTCACGGCTTCAGCTACTCGGAAATCATGCGCGTGTACGAGGCCGCGAAGCGCGACGGTGACAAGAAAGCAATGGAGGAGCTGCATCGCGAGGTTCGCCAGAAGCGCATGAACTTGCTGGAGAAGGGCGAACGGGCGGAGACTGAGAAGGCAGAGGCCGCCGCGCAGTGATCAGCGCCAGGGCAACCGAATCGGCGCGCCATCCACTACCCAACCGATAACCGGCTCGATCGCAAAGAAGAACGCCACCACCAAGACGGCCGTCGCGACTCGGAACGCCATCCAAGGCCAGATCGAGTAGCCAACCTCGCCGGCGAGAAAACCGAGAACCACCGCACTCACGAATTTCCAGAACATCGCACCACTCTAACAGATCACTCATAACTACCCCGTAATTATGGGGTACTTATCCTCCTGCGGCTGCACGCCTTCGCCGCCAAGGAAAGAGGCACACCCATGGGCGCAACCAAGGCCCAACAGAAACAAAAGAAAACCGCCGCGGCCGCGACTCTCGCAGCCCACCGCAACCGCAAGGGACGTCCTCCGAAGACCCACCTTTCTCCGACCGAAGAAGCCTACTGCTTTCACCGGGCCTGCGGCGACACCATCCGCAAAGCCGCTGCCCTGTGCGGCCTCAACGAGGGTACGTGTCTGCAGTGGTCAACCCGGCGCCCCGCGATCGCCAAGCGCGTCGAGGAATTGCGCGTCGAGCTCAAGGAGGAAATCGTCACGCGGTTAGCAGAGAACCGAATCCTCACCGTGGAATGGCTCGATGCCCAATACATTCGCCTGCTCAAGGGAGTCAAGAAGCTCGATTCCACCGCGACACTCGCGATCCTCAATGGCTGGAAATCGACGGGCACGATTGCCACGCACGCCCCAATCCGTCCCACAGGCCGCGGCGATGCCCGCGAACATCCCGACCTGCCGCCATCGACCGGGCCCAACCTGATCGACGTGTACGAAGCCAAGTGGCTGCGCGACAAAAAGGCGCTCTGGAATAAGCAACTCGAGGAGACACATGCAAGCAAGTGATGTCCAGGTGCTGCCCGACCCAGTCCGGCGGGCCTTGCGCTGGTGGCCTGCCTATCAGGCCCAGGAGGACGCACTCGATAGCGAAGCTGATCTGCTGCTATTCGGCGGGGCGGCTGGGAGCCTGAAAAGTTCCTCCGCCCTGGTCTCGCTCATCCAGGAGCGCGACGGTCCGCGCATGTCGTCGTACTTTTTCCGCCGCACCTATGACGCCATGGAGCAGGCGATGACCATTGCCGGCGAACTCTTCCCCCAAACCGGGGCGCGTTCCGTCGATCGCCACAAAGGTTTGACCACAACCTGGGTATGGCCCTCGGGGGCCGCCTTCCGCTTTCGCCAGCTGAAGAACCAGGCTGACCTCGAAAACAACTGGGGCAAGGAAATCTCCGCCGCCGCCTTCGATGAATCGACGCAATGGGAAGAGAAGTTTCCGCGCACCATTCTGACTCGCAGCCGCTCCCCCGATCCCAGCCTCAAAATCCGCGCCATCTTCACCACCAACCCCGGCAACATCGGCGCGAAATGGCACAAGAAACTCTTCATGGGCGGAGTGTGTCCGCACTGCGAACCCCTGAAAGCCCCGCCGCAAAAAGTTTTGCAGTGGAATGGGCGCTGGCCGGAGTACGACCGCCCGCTCGAAGGCCCCGACGGCAAGTACAAGCTCTCCGTCGCCTACATCCTGGGCAGCGTTTATGGTCACGACAAGTTGGGGCAGGACTATGTGGCCAAGCTCTACATGCAGTCGCCGGCGCTCGCGAAAGCGCTTCTCGCCGGATGCTGGGAAGCCACGGAAGGCCAGTTCTTTGACATCTGGGACTATGCCTCGATGACCGTGGATCGCAAGGACATTGGCGAGGAGTGGTGGTGGCCGCAGTGGCCGGGATGCGATTACGGCTTCTCGATTTCTGCGCCAGCCGCGGGCCTGTTCAAACACGCGCCTGAAACCGCGGAGTGTCCGCAAGGTGTCGCCTACATGGTCGACGAGATGGGCGGCCATGACTTCCGCGACAAGACTGCCAAAGGTTTCGCCGGCGCCATCGTCGAACGCTGGGTGACCGATGGTGGCAGCGGCTTGAGTGTGCCCGAACGCCGCTGGATGCCGTGGTACCTCTCGCCCGATGCCTGGTCGGAACATGGCCGCGCCGGCGGGATGAGTTTCAACCTGGCCCACCAGATGAACGAGATTCTGGGAGTGTACGGGCTGGGCTTCTCGAAGGCCCGAAACGATCGCGTCGGCGGAGCCATGAAGATGTACTCCGGACTGAAAGACGGCGACTTCAAAATCTGCCGCAACTGCGTGAAGACCATCGAAGCCCTGCAAACCCGCAAAAAGGATCCCGACAAGGAAGGCGACGTCGACAAAATCTCCGGCGACGAACTTGATGATTTTTACGATATGTGCCGCTACGGCTACTACAGCTGGGCCACCGAGCGCACCGCCAAAAAGCCCAGACAGGCGGAGATGGAGCAGGACCTGGCGGAACTCTGGAAGAAAGACCCCACCTCGGCGGTGCTCTACCGCGACAAGATGCAGCGGGAATTGCAGCAGGCAAAGCAGCCGCAGAGCTACGGCGGGACGGCGCGGCAGCGCATGCGCGGGCGGAAAAACCGCTAGGTGTATGCTCACTTCAGGAGAAAACACATGAGACTCAGTGAAGCAATTCGGCTGGGGTCAACCCTCAACCGCCAGGGGTTTGGCGACTTTCGCACATACGGTGGGGTGAATGGGGTGCGCACCTGCGCTCTCGGAGCTGCCTTAGCTGCGGTGGGGGTCACGGAGCTGCCAACCATCATCGCCGACGAGGGAGTATATTACGCGCTGTTTTGGCGCTGGCCCTACGTCCAGGTTCGTCGCGTGACCACATGCCCTTCGGGAGTCTGCGGTCACGCGGCGATCCCGCTTAATGAGCTCATCGCTCACTTGAACGACATGCACCGTTGGACGCGGGAGCGAATCGCAGACTGGGTTGCCACGATGGAGCCTACGGAGCTAGACGCTTCCGACGAGCCGCTGATTCGGCGCGTAGGTGAACGTGATGAACTCGTCGCCGACTCTGTAGTAGGTCTTCTGGCAACCGCGGGGTAAATCGTATTCCCCTTCTCGCTCGAAGTGGACGTCCGCCGTCAGTTTGGACTGGTCTGTCACGACTCGTTCGTGCCAACCCTCGGGCACTTTGATGGTGATTTCCATGCCCTTGTTCTAGCACGAAACCGCTAGTAACTTGCTCACTTCTTGCGATCCGGGTTTAGACTGTGACCATGGACCCACTTTTCGACACCTACCGGCTCAACGAAGAGGGCCAGCACAAGCTGCTCCAAATCGGTGAGCTATTCTCCGCCACCCTGAAGACTCTGCGCGGCTACTGCGCGGAAAACACTCGCGAATTTGCCATCGTGCAAACCCACCTGCAAGACGCCAAACTGCATGCCGTGATTGCCATGTGCATGAAGCCGGAGCATCAGGATGTGCCGGGACGTCCGGCGGGGCAGACACGCTACGAACACCCATGACCAGGCCGTAGAGGAGGAAATGATGGATCCGCTCAACGAAGTACAGATCGCCAGCATTTGCCACGAGGCCAACCGGGCTTACTGCCTGTCCATCGGCGACGAATCCCAGCCCGAATGGGCCACCGCCCCGGACTGGCAAAGAGTCTCCGCAATCAACGGGGTGCGGTTTCATTTGACCGAGCTCCGCGCTGGCCGACCTGCGAGCCCTTCGGCTTCGCATGAAAGCTGGTTGGAAGAAAAGCGGCGGGACGGCTGGATCTATGGGCCGGTCAAGGACCCAGAGAAAAAGCAGCACCCCTGCTTTGTTCCCTACGAGCAGCTGCCGTTCAATCAGCGACTGAAGGACTACATCTTCTCGGCGATCGTGCAGGCCTTCTTTGCCGGCGAACAATCCGAGCGAGCGAGGATGTCTGTTGCATGACTCCCGCACCCACTCCCGCCGAGGTTGAGCAAAAGTGCGAGCAGTATCGCGCCCTCGACAAAGAGATCAACGATGCTGTGCTCGAATTTAAGCTCGAACTCGCGGAAAAGCTGAAGGGTGACAAAGAAGGCGACAAGCCAAAACCCGAGCAGCTCGCCGACCTGAAAACGGAAATCATCGAGCTGGTGCGGGCCCACGGCAGCGCGCACGCCGAGAAGTCGAAGATCCTGCACGGCATCACGCTCGAGGCCATGGGGACGTTCGGGTCCTCCACGTCGATTGACGCGGCCGCCGTCGAACGCTTCCGGCTGGCGCTGGTCAAAGCTAAGCTCGCAGGCACGCTGAAGAAGGTCTTCGAGAAGACGATCCGCTGGACGCTCAATCCCGAGGCTGCGGTCATCGTCAAAGGCGAAAAGCTGTCAACCAAACTGCTGGCACTGTACTCGCAGTGCGAGGTACCCGAGCCGAAGACGCCCACGCTGAAGGTGCGGGAGAAGAGCGCGTGAGATCGACTCTGGCCGAGCGCTACCGCGACGATCCCGTCTTTCATAGCCTGGTCGACATGATGAGCGCGGCGATCGAGCAGGGCCAGTTCACGCCGATGGAAGCCCGCGAAGCCGCTATGTTCGCACAACTGCTCTACGAGGACCGGCATCCCCGACGGACCACCTTCACCCTCAACGATGTGATGACGGGAAAGGTCTGACATGCTCCAACTGCTCTGCCATCTCTGGGGCGACTACATCCTGCAATCTGACTGGATGGCGCAGAACAAAACCAAAGCCAACCTGCCTGCGGTGATTCATGCAGCGCTCTACTCCGCCACGTTTCTCTTGTTGCACCCGTCTGGAAACGCGCTGACCATGATCTTTGTAACTCACTACGTTATCGACCGCCTCCGGCTGGCGCGGTACGTCGTGTACGTGAAGAACTGGATGAGCCCGCCGGTGAAGTGGTTCTTTGAGTCGCACGATCAGTTCGGGGTGACGCCGCCCCCTCTTCCCCACCCCGGCCTCTGGACGAATGTCGATCGCGGGAAAGTGGAGCATGCCTTCAGACGGCAAATGCCACCCCTTTCCGCATGTCCGACGGGATATCCCCCGGAAACCCCGGCGTGGATGGCGGTCTGGTTGCTAATTATCGTGGACACTGTTTTACATCTGACGATCAACTTCTTGGCGCTGAGGTTCCTCTGAAGTAGGGCCCCGGCAAGACCCGTCCCCCTCCCACCGGGGCCATGCAGCTATGCAGCAGTTGCGGGGACTCTAGCACACCAGCCGCTGTGGAATTCTGGAAATAAAAAACCGAGCCTCACTTGGGGGTGAAGGCCCGGCTTCTCTTTTTCACCGCAGGAAATGGCCCCGGTGGTCACGCTCAGAGAGTGGATTCCGGGGCTTGTTTCCCTTTGGACAACGCAATCGACTTGCAATCTAGCGCATGATCCCGGCGGGAGTCAACAAGAAAAAGATCGGGCGCCGATTTCCACCTTGCCTCACAGGGCGACGGATCAGTACCATGCGGCGTGCCCCGCGCTGCCAAGCTGTTCGTTGTTCCGAAACCTGAGTCGCCCATCTGGGTTGAAGTAGATTCGCTCTTCGCCAGAATCAAGGAACTCGTCGGAGAGGCTGCCGTGAGTGCCGCCCCGTTTTCCCTCGCCCCGCCAAAACCCAAAGTGCCCAAAAAACCCAGACGCCGCAGGAAGCCGCCCGTCTCGCTCAGCGATGAGCAACTACAGGCTCTCCTCGCGACCGCCAAAAAGCACCGACACCGCGACTGGCTGATGATCCTTGTCGCCTACGTTCACGGGCTGCGGGCCTCCGAGGTCACCAACCTTACCGCAGCCAACTTCAAAGACGGGGAAATCCGGGTGCAGCGCGGCAAGGGATCCGACGAAACCACACACCCCCTTCTGCACCATCAAAACCCGCTGCTCAACGAGAAGGCGGCCATAGAAGATTGGCTCGCGAACCGCTCAAACTATGGGGTAAAAGGCGGTGCTCGCGAGGCCCGGAAATGCAGCACTTTGACCCGTGAAAAAACTTTACCTTGTACGAGGAGTGTTAAGTCCTTGCCAAATCGGCAAATTGGCCAAATCGTCGATTCCGAGGAAAACTCAGGCGTGGATCCGCTCTACGGGGACGCCGTCAAACTGGTGATCGCGGCGGGGAAAGTGTCGACGTCGGTGTTGCAGCGAGGCCTGCGAATCGCATACGGCCGGGCGTGCCATCTGATCGACCTGATGGAAGAGAGCGGATTGGTCGGTCCTCCCCCCAAAGGCCCCGGTGCCCGCAAACTGCTGCCCGCCGCCCGACGGAAGGCCGCAGAAGCGGAATTGCGCAATTTGCCTTCGGCCACCATCCCCCAGCCGCCCCCAGCCACTCCCAAACGTCGCGGCGACCCCAAAGAACGGTTGTTTCCCATCACCAGGGTTCGGTTTTGGCAGCTCGTCCACGGCTACGCTCTTGAAGCAGGCATCCCCTCCCGAAAGGCTAAAACGCATACCTTGAAGCACAGCACAGCAACCCACCTAGTGCAGTCGGGCAAGGCGCTGAATGACATTCAGGAGTACATGGGGTGGGCCTCCATCGAGACGATGAACTGGTACACCCGCGCGAACGAAGAAGAAGTCGGCCAGCGCATGGGAGATGCGTTTCGGCAACGGCCGGGATTGCGTGTGTTTCGTCAAGGGAGTCTTTTCGACGGCGAGTAAAATGGATCATATGAAATTAGCCAGGGTCTTCCCACGTCGCAACAAAGCCACACCCGGCGACGAGTTGGCATTCTTCGGGCCGCCTGATTTGTTTGCCGAGGCCGACGAGGTGCATGTGGATGTCACATTCACGGCGGACAAGAGTAAGGCCGAGATGCTGGCCGAGGCCTGGCAGCGTGTTGCACCAACGAAGATCGGTGGAGTGGCCTACGGCGACCCTGGCCAAGAGTTTGTGCCCGGCCGCTACATCCGGGATGGTTACACATTCACCTCGCGCGGCTGCCCGCGACGATGCTGGTTCTGTTCGGTGTGGAAGCGTGACCCGGTTCCCCGCCTGCTTCCGATACAGGATGGCTGGAACATCCTCGACGATAACCTGCTCGCTTGCCCTGAGCCTCATGTACGAGCCGTGTTTGCGATGCTGGCGCGGCAGAGCCGCCGGATCGAATTCACTGGCGGCCTCGAAGCGTTAGCTCTTCAGGACTACCAGGTCGGGCTGCTGGCGGACATGAAGCCCCGCCCGAATTGCTTCTTTGCCTATGACCCCGGAGATCCTTTCGAGACGTTGCAGAGCGCAGCTGCCCGCCTTTTGGCTGCTGGCTTTACGGCGAGATCGCACCGGCTGCGCTGTTACGTGCTGATCGGCTACCCTAAAGACACCTTCGCTGCGGCCGAGAAACGGCTGAGGGATATGGTTGCGATCGGCTTCACCCCCCACGCAATGCTTTGGGCGCCGGAAACCCCAAGCGCTGAGAGATACCGACCATCCCCGGACTGGAAGAGGTTCCAGCGGCAGTGGGCGCGACCGGCGATAATCCATGCGCACAACCCACTTCCCAAACCTCTGATCCAGTGCTAGACTGCGATCCCATGAATACCTACACCGAGCACCACGATTTCGCCTTCGAGCCGCCGCTGACCATCCCCGGACGCTGCGAACTGCAAGTCGAGATTCACCTGCCCGACGGCAAAGCGCGAGTGCGGGTGCTCGATAGCGTCTCAAAATTCGTCATCGAGGATCGCCCCGACTGCCAAGTGGTCGAAGAGACTATCGTGGCCATGCCGGGCTCGATCGAGAAGCGCAAGCTGCCCTGGAAGGTGCGGCTGCTGCGCTGGCTGGCGAGAGGCTAAGGGGATGCCATACAGATTGATATTGCGTGGATTGGGAGTTGCGCTGATCGCACTGAGTTTCATCGCGCACTGGTATCTACACGATCTGCAACGAGCAACCTTGGCGATCAGTTGGGCAATCCTATGTTTTGTTTGGACGCCAACACCAAGACGGTGACCGATCCCAACCCAGTCCGCCGCGCCGCCGACGTCTTCCACGCCCACTGCGACGACTGCCGCATGTGTACCCAGCATCTGCTCGGGCGGGAAGACAGCCCTGCCAGCCTGTGTACGGAAGGCCACAAACTGCTCATGGCAGTCGGCCGGGCCAAGACCGAGGAAATGATCGAAGCCGAGCGCCAGAGGTTGCGCGACAGTGTGTGAGCACCTGAAAATCGGCGGGCAGCACGTCATCATCTGCGGCGGGCGGAGTCGCAAACGCTTCTGTGCCTGCGGACGTCCATGTGAATTCGAGTGTGACTGCAAGACGCCCATGAAAAAGAGCGGTACCTGCGACCGTTCGCTGTGCTCGCATCACGCCAAAGAAGTGGCGCCGGGGAAGCATCTTTGCCCAGAGTGCCAGAAAGCCTATGACGCCTGGAAGTCGCGCCGGGCAGCCGGGCCGACTCCAGTTGCGCCCGAGCAGATGAGCCTGTTATAAAATGCCCGACATCCTCAAGACCTGGCCAGCCTTCATGGAGCGCCGCAAGGTGCTGAAAATCTTCCGCTCAGAGTACGCCCTGTTCTACTTCACGCTGGGGAAGGGCAAACCGAAGCAGGAGATCGAGCACCTCTGGTTCACTCACCAAGGAGAAATTCTCGGCCGGTTTACAGTGCAGGAAATCGTCTGCAATGTGGGCCAGCTTCCAAAACTGCGCTCCCTCGAAAACCGGGAATCCGAGTGGCAGATTAAACGCGACCGCTACGTCGCCGTCTGTCCTGGGCCCTTCGCTCCCACGCCCAGCTCGGAGCCCGTCTACTACGATAGCTTCCGCGGATTCCGTTATTTCGACTTTCACGCCTACATGCAGACCATGGAGTCGAGGATCGCGTTATGACCCTAGCAAACAGCGTTCCAGTTTCCTCTGGAAAAAGTGTGGATGTTGTGCGGCCTGCCTACCAGCACGATGGTGTGACCATCTACCAGGGCGACGTGCTCGCGGTCCTACCGCAGCTCGAGCGCGAATCGGTGCATTGCGTGGTCACCAGCCCGCCATACTGGGGATTGCGGGATTACGGGACTGCAACGTGGGAAGGCGGAAAGCCCGAATGCGATCATCGAGAGAAAGAAATTAGGTTTCGGCGTAACCTGGCTGAAGCAGCCAACGCTTCCGATGGTGGAAGTCGGTCGCAGGCTGACCGCGCCGACGGCGATCTTTGGCTGCCCTATCGCGAAGTGTGCGGCAAATGCGGTGCCCGCAGAATCGACTCCCAGATCGGCCTTGAACCCACCCCAGAGGAATACATCGCCAAGATGCTCGATGTCTTCCGCGAAGTCCGTCGCGTTCTGCGAGACGATGGAACGCTGTGGCTCAACATGGGCGATTCGTATGTTTCGCAGCCAAACCAGCGCGGACTCGATGATCTGACTGAGTTGCCAGCCAAAAACCTGGTGGGCATGCCGTGGCGGCTGGCGCTCGCGCTGCAGGCCGATGGCTGGTACTTGCGTTCCGACATCATCTGGGCGAAACCAAATCCCATGCCGGAGAGCGTGACGGATCGGCCGACAAAGTCGCATGAGTACATTTTTCTGCTGAGCAAGAGTGAGCACTACTACTACGACGCAGAAGCGATCAAGGAAGAGGCAGCGGAGCCCACTGGCGGACGGCAGCGGGCGGCTTTGAACGGAGACGTGCGCTATGTCGGCACAGTTGGTGACGAATATCACGAGGGTCGTCCTGGGCGGTTTTCGGAGTACCAACCTCCCTCGCGCAACAAACGCTCCGTCTGGACGGTTGGCACCGAGCCCTTCCCAGAAGCCCACTTTGCCACCTTTCCGCAGGAGCTCATCAAACCCTGCATCCTCGCCGGCTGCCCAGACAAGTGTTGCGCGAACTGCGGCGCGCCGTGGGAGCGCATCACCGAACTAACCCGCAGCTTTCAGGGCTGGAGGACGGACACAGCAGTAGAGCGCGATGACAAGCATGGTCCCGCACGCCTGCAGGGCGGTGGTGAAACTTACGATGTGCGCCGCGGGCCGGTGGTTCACAGCACCACGCTCGGCTGGCAACCCACCTGTGAGTGTTTCTTTCAGGGCGAGCTCGCGCCCCAGGAGAAGCTGCACATCGCGCAGCAAAAAGGCTGGCTGCGCCCGGGCGTCGTGCTGGATCCGTTCTTTGGCTCGGGCACTACGGGCCAGGTGGCGCGGCAAAATGGGTGTCACGTGATCGGCATCGAGCTGAATGCCGAGTACATCGAGATTGCCGCACGCCGGCTGAGCCAAGCGACGTTGAACTTCGTAACTCCAGAAGCGGCGCCGGCGGCTGAGGCCTCCACCCAGGAGAAGCTCTTCGCATGACGCGCCCCGCGAACCCGCTCCGCCCCGTCCGCCAGACCACTGAGCAGCTCGCCGCCGAAGTGGTCGAAGGCTTCCGCACCTACCAGGCGAACTGCCGCTGCCCGAAGTGCCACGCGCAAAAGGTCTGGTGTACGGAGTGTGACTGGTGCAGGATCAACATGGCCGTACTCGCCAAGGCAGCAATCGACCGTCACCTCGCAGTTTCCAGTTGCGTAGCGCAACCGGATCAGGCTATGATCGCGCCCATGAGCAAAACCACTGGCACCAAAAAGAAGAAAGCCTCCCGGCCGCAGCCCAAGGCAAAAGCGAAGACCACATCGAAGCCGAAGGCGAAAGCCACATCGAAGAAGAAGCCGGCCTCGGTCACCACCATCTACGATCGCCAGGTGTTTGTGCGTTTCGACACTCCGCAGATCAAAGAGGCGGTGAGGAAGCAGGCCCTAGCGGCGAATCTCAGTTTGAGCGCCTACATTGGAGCCGCGGCAGTGAGGGCGGCAGATGAAGGCTGGAAACCGGAACTGAAGCCGGTCCCTGAGAAGAAGACCGCCTAACAAGACCACGAGCGCGCCGGGGCGAGGCAACCCTTTTAGCCGTCGACTCCTTTACCCTGGCAAACCCCAACGCGAAGGGAGGAGCGTGGCCTCCCCAGACTGGTGGGATTCCAGTAGGGCAGCTGGTCGTTCGGGCCGGTTGCCCTTTTTGTGTTTTCAGTGGAAAGTGCCGGTGTATCAGGCCCGCCGGCAGGCGCGCGCAGTATAGGAAGTTGACTCAGGCTGCCAGAGTCTGTTCGACGATCGCCCCTACGCTCATCTGCTCAGGAACGTCGTAGCTGGTGATCCATCCCAGCGGGGTTTCGCCGCTATTCAGGGTGGGATGGTAAATCACGGTGATGTTGGGAGTGGTGGTGTGGGCAGGCTCGAACTTGGTGCCGCCGCCGAGCAGCTTGTTGATGTCGTCTTTGAGGGTGTTCAGATCGGTCGAGATCAGCTCGCAAGTCCGGGGCTTGGGGGTTTTCACGACCAGGGTGCAGCGGAACTGCTTTACGAAAGTTGGGTTCATCAGAGACCTCCGGTAGCCTTTGTAGCACAATCACGGCACTTCCCGGTACTTTTTCAGCCGGCGGTAGATGGTGGTCTTGCCGATGTCTAGCAGCCGGGCGGCCTTGACTGGATTGTCTTCGCAAACCCCGCAGGCGGCCAGGATGAGCTGCTTTTCGATGGCGGCGTGATCGAGTGGCTTGCCGGCGTGGACGATCTCCACCCAGGAGATTCGTGCCAGACGGTTGGCCAGGGCAACGTAGCTTCCAACTTCTTCGGTGGTCCGGCTGCACCAC